TCAGGGGCGATATCCCCGATCGACCATTCCCTTCGCCCTCGCCCTCGCCTGGTCCGCGAGGGGGCTCACATCGAACCTGCGGGCCACCTCTTGATACGCCGCCATCGCCCGGTGCGGGTTCGCCAGCGCGGTCTCGCAGAGAATCCCGATCCGAAGGAGTGCTGACTCGATATCAGCTGGGCGCGAGGCAGGGTCCTGAACGATCGCGTCCAAGAGGCGGACGGCCAACGCGTATTCGCCGACCCGTTCGAGTCGGTGCGCCACGTCGGCAATCGCGGCCACAGGCACGACGCCAGGCTGGCTCGCGAGGGACGCGATGCAGAAGCCGACGGAGCCGGGCTCGTAGTCGCGCATTTTCGGAAGGAGGCGCAGGAACGCTGCCTTGCAGTCGGGCCTTGGGCCCTGTGGGTCTCGCAGAGACCGGTGCATCCAGTGGAGAGCGATCCAAGGATCGTCAGGATTGCTCATGTGCATCGCCGCAAGCTCTCGGGATGCGAGGACTCCCAGGTCGTCGGCGTCGCTGGCCACCGCCTTCGCTTCGCTCGCCTCGGCGCTGTCCCGTTTCGGCCGCAAGCTCATCGCGACGAGGAACCCCCCTGCAGCGCCTCCCAAGTGCGCGAGGTGGGCGACGCCCGAGGCAGCGCCCCCGATCAGGGCCATCACCGCGTCAAACCCGAGGTACCACAGACCGACTCCCCACATCGGCCATACGAACACGGTCGTGTACAGCAGCCCGAACCAGAGAAAGAACGCCATCTGGGCGAACGGGAACATAAAGAGAGCGGCCCCCAGCAATCCCATGATCGCCCCGCTCGCCCCAATGCAGGGAACGGTCGGCTCGGCCACGCTGAACGCGAAATAGTGAGCTGCGCTTCCCGCCAATCCAGCCGCAAAGTAGAGAAGCAGGAACTTCACGGTTCGGAGCCTGCCCTCCACCGCGAAGCCGAACAGGTACAGGAACCACATGTTGCCGAGAATGTGAAAGACGTCCATGTGAAGGAACAGGCTTGCGATCCAGTTGGCCGGATCGGCACGGACGCCTGAGAGACCCCACTCCTTGACCACCTCCGCTTTGGCCACCAGCCCATAGTTGGACGTGAGGAGGTAGACGAGCACGTTGACGATGATCAGCCCGCACGTCCCGTATGGGAAGCTCTCAGGAGGATTCTTGGCTTTGAACGGCAACAGCATCCTGTTGATGACTTCGACTCGCCAACGGCAGTCTCCTGCATCGATCGGCCAGTCCCACCCTGCTCGCCGGTACAATTCGGGCAAGCGCCCTCGTAGCTCAGGGGATAGAGCGTCTCCGTCCTAAGGAGAGCGTCGGGGGTTCGAGTCCCTCCGAGGGCGCCAGAATCGTTAGGTTCAAAACGTGGGATGCCGTCCACATCCACTTGAAGATCGTCCGCGTTAGGGGGCAAATGAGGGGGCAACCAGGTTAACCGATCGCCTGTCGCCAAGCTGCAACCTTTTGCATCGCCTCAGCCTTTCCATCGTTGCAGACGCGATGATAGATCTTCAGCAACGTGTCGACGGAGTGCCTGGTGATTGAAGCCGCCGTCTTCGGGTCAACGCCAGCTCGCAGGAGGTTCACACCCGCTGTGTGCCTGAGATCCTGTGGCCCGATTCCCTCGTAGGCTGTGCCCTCCGCTACCGACTGAACCATCCGTCGAAGATTGCTTGGTCTCATCGGTGTGCCATTCTTGGTCGCGAGCACGTAGCCGCTTTCGGGTGGACCGATGAGGTCGGCCATTTCTGGGAACGGGAATGGCAACCAAGCCCTACTCTCGTCGGTCTTCATCGTGTCGTCGATCAACACCAGGCCCCGCACCTCGATCACCTGCCGGCGGAGCATGACCCCCATTTCGTGCCGATCTTCATGCATGAGTCCACAGGCCTCGCCGTTCCGGAGTCCCCAGCCGATGAGCATCATGAGCGCGAGGCGAGCGCGGGGTTGAACCGCCCGATCGATCAGTTCTTGTTGCTCTGCCCTCGTGAGGATCCGAACCAGAGGCTCGCGCACGATCGGCTTCTCCGCCTTCACAGGGTTCCCAAGCAAGGCGAGCATTCGCTCGAGGATCCTTTGGTAGCGATGAGACGACGAGGCCTCGAGTGCTCTTCCCTCCTCGTTTCTTCGATGGCTATCGAGCGACAGTCGCCATTCAAGGATCCTTGCGGCGTCGATCTCGAACACCCCACGCTCGCCAATCGGGTGCATTTCTACTCGCTTGGCAACCGTCTTGGCAAGCGACACCGTCTTCGGGCGCCATTCCCTATCCAGACGATTCTCGATTAGCACCCAGAGGGAGCTCGATAACTTCGGCCCCGCCCTTACTGGTTCCCGCTCTGCTGCGGCGAGCTTCCTCGCGAGCTGCTCGTTGAATGCCGGCAAGGCGTCGGATCTCTTCTTTACGATCGGGCCGTACACTTCCTGGCCATCCACCCTCACCCTCAACCGGTATCCGACCAGCTTCCCCTTCAGGTAGTAAGGCCTCGGATACCCTTCCCCCGCAGCTCTCCGTTTCGGCATTATCCACCCACTCGTCGTGCCATGCGAGGCTGGAATACCACGTGTTACCCCGCTTGATGGCTCGCAACTTCCCGTTGATCGCGGCGTCCCGCATGCTCGACGTCGACGTCCCAGTATGGCGCTCGATCGTCGAGAGCGTCATCCTCGTGAAAGGCGAAATGCAGAGGACTGATAGGTCAGGCACCGCCTAGCAGGCCTCCTGTGACGCTTCGGTTTCTTTCAGCCTCCAATACCGGTAATAGACGGAGTCGACCATTCGGCTTCGGTCCTCGGCGGTCGCCTTCCGCGCCGGGAGGCGCTCGTGCAGCTGGTGCGCCTCGTCATCAAAGGGTGTAAAGGTCGGCATGAAGGTCGCGGACCCGACGAGGGCACCGACCCGGGACCGGTGCTCCTCCTCGGCTTCCTCTCGGCCAGCTGCTCGCTGCGAGCGGCCGTGATGCCTGTAGATCAACGCGTACGACACCGCAAAGCATGCGAGCCCCGCGAGCTGCAAGGCAAGAGCTACCGTCACCTCCCAGCGACTCCAGTGGTGATCGTGACCTTGTCGTCCACTTCGACGACGCCAAGCCCAGCCTGCACCCTGGCCACCTCATCCCCCATGAACTTGTCGAGGTCGGCATCGCAGAGATTCGAGATCCTCGGCGCCACCTTGACCAGGTCGAGACGGTCGCTCGAGAGGGCCCAGTCACAGAAGCGCGAGTCGTCGACCACTTGGAGATTCCCGCCCGTCTTCCTGAGCGAGATCGACCCGAACGGAAGTTTGAGCGTTCTGCTTCGGAGGCCGTCAAGCGTTCGCTGGGCAAACGCCTTCAAGTCGTGCTCGAAGCGTGCGATCAGGCCTTGACGCTCGATCTCGGCTCGCTTCATGATCGAATCGCAGTTGCGCTCGATCGCGCGTAGCTCGACCATCTCCGGATCCGCCTCGAGCTGGGCGAGCGCCGCCTGCTGCAGTGTGCCGATTTTGTCTGTGACTTGGGTCAGGGTGAGCGAGACCGATGCCATGGTCGCATCCCTCTTCAGGATCTTGCCGAGCACCCAGTTCGCCTTCTCCTCGTCGTCGATGGTGAAGCGGGCAGGCTCTTCATCACGATCCATTAGTCGTCCGCCGTCGGGGGCGGTGATGCCGATGATCTCGCCAGAGTTCAGGTCGATGAGGAGGCCGTCTCGCTCCTCGTATGCCGGTGTGTATACAGGTTGTGTCATGTGCGTGATTCCTTGTCAGTCAGGTGCTCGGCTGATCAGGCCGAGCAATCAGTAAGGTCGTTGGCCGTGAGTGCGGGTGTAGCGCTCATCGAGCAGTTGGGAGATTCGCTTGTGCGCGAGGAGACACGCCTCTTCGGCTTCGTTTCGCTCCACTTCGGCCCGCGCAACTCTGTTGATCAGGGCGAAGTAGGCGGCTGCGCAACCCAAGATGGCGCCGATGAAGATGTCGAATGGGTTCATCGTAGGACCTGCCTGCCGATCGCGCGATCGATGGCCCTCATGGCATCGTCCTGCGTCACGTGGGGCTGATCCTGCCAGTCGGCGATCGCATCGATCAGGCGCTCGTAATCCGTGTCGCATGCCGGCGTGTTTGGCACCTCGCATGCGACCAAGAACAGCGCTTGGCATGTTGCGCGGTCAACGTCTTGAGGACGGCACTGGCCCGCCTCGAGGATTGCCCCCGCGATGCAGTAGCACGTGCTGTTGCGCTCGGTCAGATTCCCGTCGCAATATTCGCCTTTCGTCCATCCGCTCGCCAGAAGTTCGCGAGCAACTCGCAGCACTGCGAGTGCGGTCTTCGTGGCCGTCATCGAGCCCCCTTCCAAGCCACGACCTTGGCGTGTCGCTTGGCGTGTCGCTTGGCGCGGACGCGTTTCGATGTGCGTCGACGCTTCTTGACCCCGATCCACTTGTCCTCGGAGCTGCAGAAGGCATTGGGGTTGTAGCCGTAAGATCGACGGGTGGCGAACATCGTGGGGGTCGACGACACGATGAAGGGCAGGAGGGCGGCAAGACCAGAGACGCGCTTCACTTCACCACCTCTGGCTTAACATGTGGAGTGCGTTCGATTTCCCTTAAGCTAAAGCCGCAGGTGCCGATTTGCTCACGGAATATGTTGAACTGAGATTCTGTGAACTCCATTTGGCACCGTGACATGCCCATCTTTAGGCATTCACATAACGCGCGAACGGGTAGCCCATCAAACCTTGGTTCATCGATCCACAGCACAAAGCTGTAGTCGTACAGCGCTTCGTAGTCGTTGCCTTCTTCGTTCACTTCTCCCCCTCCATCGCTTCCGCGTGATCTGGAAGCACAATTTGCCCGAATGGCCAAACTGGAACCTCGAATAGTCCCTGGCTACCCCTGAACGGGATTGGTTTTGCAAACATGACCGGTCGAGTTGCTTCCCACGCCCATCGGCCTGGAGCGTAGTTGCCGAACCACCAATCAGGAGGCACTAGTGTGTCGTTATCAGGGTCCCACGGTGCAAACGGGTCGTATTCTGGCCACCTCGCCGTTACACGCTCGGTCCTGACCGTTCTGATAATCTCGACCTGGCCAACGATTGCACCAAATGGCAGATCATCAAAACTCGCGATTCCAAGGCGGCGTAGAGCCCACACAAACGCATCCTCCCTTACGCACAGGTCTCTTGCGCTGTAGTCGCGATGCTTGGCGGCATGGACTAAGAGCGGACCGCGATGATATGTGTCCCATCCCCGCGTCTCATGGACCTTAAGGCCAGAGACCCAGAGTGTTGCCCAAGGTTGCCAAAGCGAGATGCACTTCACTTGGCCACCCTCCACTCGCCGCCCACCTTCGTGTTGGCGTAGCGTCCCAGGAGTCGAGTCATGGCGGCGCGCGACAGGTCGAGAGTGCCACCGACGCACGTGTCGTTGATGCGGACCTCGATCGACCGGCCCTTGTAGCGCACCTCGATCCATGTCCCGTATGGGATGCTCGGCCGGTGGCGGCCCTTGGGCACCTTGCCGTTCACGCGAACGACCGGCGCGGCCGCCGTCATCGCGTTCTCGTTGTAGACCTCACCACTATTCGTCCCCCGGCCGTGATAGCCGGGGCCGTAGGTGGTAATGGCCGCTCGGTTCCACGGTCCGAACCGCTTCGGACGGATCGTCACCTCACTGGCGATGTACGTCTCTCCAACCTTCCAGATGAGCGTAGGCTTGCCCGGGTAGCCAGCCTGCGACCGGATGATGTCGCTCGCCTCCTGGGGCCCGATTTCGGCAACCTGCGGTCGCGCGATCGCGTTCACGATCAGCCCGAACACGAGGATCGCAATCGCGAAGCCGGGCGCGATCAAGGCGATGTTCAGCCATAGAGGGGCTGGTTCCCAGCCCGTGAGCTCGTCGCACGTCTTCAAGTCGGTCTTCATTGTCGGCGCTCCTTCCGTTCCTGACGGAAGCGGAATGGATAGCCAAGGTCGGCTGCCTCGTTGCGAAGTGCTTTGAGCTCTGCGCCGACCTCGGGATAGTTGCGATAGGGCATGAGGGTGTGAACGAGGTAACGGATCTCGATCACCCTTGGCGGGATGGGGCTTGGCGCGTTGTTCACGACGCACCCTGCCTGCCTGCTGTCGAGTTCATGAATGAAGCGGCAGCCGTTGAGTACACGTCGAGCCAGGTGCGCGCATCCTGGATTTCGATCCCGTTCTCGATGCAGGCGACGATGATCGTCGCGATCTGCGGGCTGTGAATCTCTTCGCGGCTCTTGGGTGAGAACGGGCGAGCCCCTGCGTTGCCGCCCTTTGTCTTCTCGGCGGTAACGCCGTTGACAGAACGCGCCCAGTGCTCGATTTCGCCTTCGTTGCGGCCCGGCTTCTTCTCGACCTCTAGATCGATGATGGTGCCGACCGTCATCTGGTCGTTGAACGGTGCGCTCGCCCACCAGCGGACCTCGTTGGCAGGCGCCTTCAGCGCCTGGTCTTCGGGCCCGGTGAGCGTCGCCTTGCGCAGCCGATCGGTTGGGCTGGCTACCTTGGTGATCTTGACCTTGCTCATGCCACACCGCCGGCGTGGATGGCGTCAACCGTCCGGGCAAAGCCCGACCCATCGAGCGGTGTGGCCTCGTCGACCTTGCCGCCCTGGTATCGGCCGCGGAACCGTTCGGCGCACGCGAGGAACGCCCCCTTGCTCTTGGCGAGCTCGAAGGCGGTTATCGTCTCGATCGGCACGCCGCTCCAGCGGTAGAGCGCGCCCTTGGTGTGCGGGCGTCCGCCTTCCGTGAAGCGGACTTCGAATACCTCGGTCTCCCGATCGTAGCCGTAACTGAAGACGGCACTCGAGTTGATGACCGTGACGTGCCGCGTGGCGTGGCGCATCACCGTTCGGCGACACTCGCGCTCGAAAGCGGCAAGCGCCGGGAAGTCGTGGGACCTACAGTAGGCGTAGTCTCCCGAGCCGTTTTCAACCCATACGGTGAGCCCATCTGGGTTGCGATCCCATTTAAGCTGCCAGCCCTGAGAGATCAGCAGCCTGCCCTTGGCCAGACCGATTGCGCAGTCCTTGTCGCGGCGCATCATGCCACCTCCCGTCGCTTGCAGATCAGGACATCGCCCACGACGTGGTCGTCAGGCGAACCGCCGGCCGCGTGCAGGTAGATGGTCGCGAGCTCGTTGAATGGCTTGCCCTTGGCTTTGCCGTCCTCGTCCATGAACATCAGGCGGCCATCTGCAAGAGTGACCTGCTCGACGTAACCTCCGACGTAGCCCTGCAGCTCCTTGAGTGTGAACTTCTGCCTAGGGGAAGGAGGTGTGACGTGAGCGGCAATCGACGCTCCAGCTTTCACGAGATAGGCCATTAGCGAGCCACCCCCAGGAAGCGCAGGAGCGTCGACAGCCAACGCCGGAACATCGAAGGGACGGGAGCGGTCTCCGTGGGTGGCTCCATTAGGGCGTCACGCTCGAGTGCCAGCGTCGCCCTTTCGTCGCAATCGTGACACTGGGTCCCCCAAGTGCCTCGTTCGGGGCCTCGGTCTGGCTGAGGCTTGCCACAGGTAACGCAGTGGTCTGAGGGACTCATGGGCTTCGCCTGATGGTTGGAGGGCCACAGGCGAGCATCGGCAGCGAACCGCTCGAAGCCAGGCTTGAGCAGTGTGCCGGCGAACGTCGGCTTGCTGCTACTCGGGTGGCCGTGGGCCGCGGTGAACACCTCGTGCGCTCGACGTTCGTTGGAAGCCCGCTCGCGCGCCGTCGGCGAGCCGGCTGGGAAGTCCGACGGCTTCGTCCCGTCGTAATCGGCCACAACGCAGACCGTCCCCCACGGCTCATCGAAGCGCCACTTGGCGAGCCACGGTGTCCGGTGATTCTTGAAGTCGGGTGACGCCTGGCGCAGGCGGGTTTCGCGCCGAACCCTGCCGAGGTATTGCTCGAAGAGGCCAAACTCCGCGAACTTCAGGAAGCCGCTTTCGATCAGCCAGCCGTTGTTCGCCTTGATCAGGCTGTACTCGAGCCAGCAAAGCTCCTCATCGGATACGGATGCAAGATCGGCCGGCGGCGCGAGCATCTGGATCCGGCGCGAGATCTCAGCGTGAACCGCGTCGCTCTCCAGAGCTCGCAGCCGCATCTCCACATCGCCTCGGGACGCGACAAAAGCATCCCAGCCGATTTCCAGTTCTTGATGGTCGAGCGCGCGCACCGCCTTCTGGATGCGGCTGAGCTCGGCGACGAGCTGAGTCGGGGAGAGGAGCTCGAGCGGCAGCTGCGCGAATGACTCGCGAGCGAGGCCCTCGACGATTTCTAGCCGCTTGTGGCGTTCGGCGATCGGGACCTCGTGTCGAGGTCGAGAACGAGTTGTGTGCTCCGCGCCTGGCGGAACGGTCGACGAGATCGAGTGGGTGCGTCCAACGGTCTCCATAGTGTCTCCATGGGCGCAATCGAAGCGCCCGAAGACACTATATCACAAGTTTGTTCTTAAATGTGGTCCCGTGTGGAAAAAATGTTCTCTCGGGTATGAACAATCATGTGGTGTTGAGACGATCCCTGAGGGGCCTGCCCTCATCCCAGATGAAGGTCAGGCTCCCATCTTCATTCCGCTTGACGATGGCAATGGCCACCGAGCAGTATTCCCATCCGTCGCGGTTCGGATAGATTGGCTTGTAGTCGGGATGCTTGGAGACAAGGTATTCACGACCGGACGCTCGGTCCACCTTGAGCACCTTGATGAGAGTCCGGTGTTCCGGATCCTTGACGACAACGATGTCATCGGGCTTTGGCGAGCGTTCGTGCCGAACGATTACCTCCCAACCTGCCTCGATCAACCCGTGCAGCGAGTTGCCTCTGACGATGAGCACGTCATGGTGCTCCGAATCGCCTCCCGTTAAGAAGGCAAACACTGCCCTAGGCACTTCCTCCTCGACGTATGCCGCCTCGTCGTCGTCTCCATGGCCCGCAGTGACGCCGCGGAAGCAGCGGAGCAGGACCTTGTCGCCCTTCATGATGCCCTGGGCGGCCTTGGAAGCCTCGCCAGCATGCAGAAACTCCGCGAGCTCTTCGCGCACGATTAATCTCGTGTCGTTCTCATCGAGGCGATAGCCAAACGGCGGCCCCTCGACATCCTCCGCGAAGAAGTACGCCTCGCGGATCTTGAGTGCCGCGGCCGCCTTGCGAAGGACCTCGAGCGGAACAGTCTCAGCCTGCGATGTCTCGTACTTCGCGAGGGTGCTGCGCGCGATGCCGAGCATCGGCGCCAGCTCCTCTTGATCGAGCTTTGGCGAGTGATATTCGCGGGCCAGCTTCAGCCGTTCGCCCCGTGAGAGTGCCACGCACAACATTGTTCAGAAGTCCATGCGAACAAAATAGAACAAACTTGTTCAGAAATGTCGTATCATGGATCAATGCTTGTTCCAGGACGCGGTCATGGCAGGGGTGGGCGGAGAGTGTTCTCCCCCGAGCAAGAGCAGGAGATCGCCAACAAGATCGCCTCGGGCGAGGCGACCAAGCGGTCTCTGGCTGCGGATTTGGGTGTCCACCCAAACACTATCGCAAATGTGTGCCGGCGGGTTGCACCGCAGGCTGCCAAGGAGGCAGCGGCTTAGGAGTGAGTCGCCCCGGGGATCAGCCGGGGCTTTGTTGGCAAGGACCATCACGCACGACAATCCCCGCCGCAGCCGTTGTACCTGCGGCGGGTTGGAGAAGACATGGAAGGAACGAAGGATCGACGACATGAGGTGCACGTTTGAAGCGCCTCAAGCTCGCTGAAGGGTTGGAGGTGCCGATCGACATCGCGACGCAGAAGCTCGCGTGGATCGGGACGACCGGCAGCGGCAAGACGTACGGCGCGCTGAAGCTCGCGGAGCTCATGTGGCATGCGGGCATCCAGTTCGCCGCGATCGACACGATGGGAATCTGGTACGGCCTGCGGCTCGATCGCAGGGGGACGGCGCCCGGGATTCCGATCACGGTGTTCGGTGGCCAACATGGCGACCTGCCGATCAGGCCGGTCGATGGAGCGCTCATCGCGGAGGTGATCGTTCGAGAGGCGATCTCGGCTGTCATCGACGTGAGCGGCTTTGACACCGATGCGGAGAAGGCGACGTTCGCTTCGGACTTCGCGGATCGGCTTTACCGGCTCAAGACGACGAGCCCCAGCGCCATCCACCTGTTCCTCGAGGAGGCGCACGAGTTCATCCCCCAGAACCCTATGGGCAACGAGACGATGATGCTCCACCACTTCAACCGCATTTGGAAGCAGGGGCGCAACTTTGGAATCGGTGGATCGATCATCACGCAGCGGCCGCAAGACGTGGCGAAGAAGTCACTCGAGCTGTCGGCGGCGGTGTTCGCTTTCAACACCACTGGCTCGAACACGCTCGACGCGATGGTCAAGTGGCTCAAGGACGTTCCCGACATCCGCGAGCTTCCAAAGCTGCCGATGGGAAAGGATGCCCGGTTCATGCTCTACAGCCCTGCCTGGCTCAAGCAGCATGGCGAGTTCCGGATCCTCGAGCGCGAGACGTGCCACGCGTCGTTCGATCCATATTCTAGCCAGGCAATCCACTCTGCCGACCGCCGGCTTGCACCGGTCGCGATCGAAGGCATTCGCATGGCGATGGCGTGCGCCGTGGACGAGGCAGAGGACAACGACCTGCATGCCCTGAAGAAGAAGGTCGAGGCCCTCACCGGCGAGCTGGCCGCGGTGCGACCATCAGACGCACAGATCGCGGCCGAGGTGGCGATCGCGATCGCGCCGCTTGAGCGTCGGAACTCGCATCTGGAGTGGATGATCACGGAGCTGCGCGAGATCTTCTCACGGGTCGAGGCGCTGCTGACGCTCGAGGGGGTCGCGGGCACCGACGAAGCCGAACAGCGGTCTCTCGACATTCCTGCCGACTTGAGACTTCCGTCGCCTGCGCCGACCACTGCCGCGCGTCGCCGCACAGCGACACCGGCCCAAGAGCCATCAGAGCTGAACGCAACGCAGCGGCGGATCGTCGAGGCGATGGCCAGTCTTCTGTCGCTTGGCAAGCCGGCATGCGACCGGCGCCTGGTCGCTGCGCTGAGTGGCCAGTCGTGGAAGTCTGGATCCTACGGCCAGCACCTCGCCGTTCTGCGCCGGCTCGAACTCATTGAGACCACTGGCGACGGCCTGGCGCTGACGGCAAAGGGGAAGGAGCTGGTCCCCAAGCGCAAACCTCCGACGCTCACCGAACTGCACTCTCTCTGGTGTGAGCACCTCAACTCGACGCAGGTGCGGATGTTCAAGGCGATCGTCAGCCTGCACCCGAAGCTGGTGACCCGCGACGAGCTCGCACGGCTTACCAATCAGAGCCCCAAGTCAGGCTCCTACGGTCAGAATGTCGCGCGGCTGCGCGCCCTCGGTCTGATCCAAGGCTCCAAGGAGCTCGGTGCGACGTCCCTGGTGTTCCCGGGAGGCCTGCGGTGATCGCGGTCGAGCGAATGATCAGGGTGGTGCTGGATGGGGTGAGACATGACCTCTCGATCATCCATGCACGCCAGCTGCTGGGGCAGCTGAAAGTGGCGATCGGTGACGGGCCTATCGCTATCGAGACGGTGCCTCCGCTCGGTGATGACGCGAGGGCCGACATAGCGACGCTGGCCGCCGCCGGGCTCGCCCACCTGGCACTCAACTCGAATCGGATCGCCAAGTGCGAGACGGAGCCTGCGACCGAAGAGCCGGGCGAGGATCAATCCGAGGAGATCCCAGCCTCCGAGCCTCCCGTCGAATATGCCGTTGAAGTGGCCGAACCGTGTGCATGTTCTGAGGACGTGCCCGAGCCGTGTGCAGATGGGCTCCAGGACTGGGAACAGAAGATCCTCGAGGACTGGCATCGGATCCGTGCAGCTAAGGCAAACATCAGCGACTCGGGCGTGATTGCCCGGATGCAAGGGCCGTACCACCACTGTCGTTTCCCTGAGTTGCGAGGGATGGGGTCTGAGATCATCCGGCAGAACCTCCGCCGCCTTGGAATCAGCGTAACCGACCCACTATCCAATCGGGAAACCGGCCGGCTAGGTGCCCAGAAGCAAGCGGAGAAGCGCGCGCTGACCTCCAAGTGGCGCAACGGGCTCACCACGGAGCAGTGGGTTGTCAAGCTCTGGAACGAGTTCGACGATCCGCCCTCGGCTCGCGTCAGCAGGGTTCTCCAGAAGACGACCAGGCGCCGCGACGGGATTGCGCAGACTGCGCGCCAAATTCGGGAGATCTTGGTGGCCGCTGGAATCGAGGTCGATCCTCCGGCGAAGCGAGAGCCGGAATGCACATGGCAAGAGAGGTTGGTGCAGTTGTGGGCGGATGCGCGTGAGCGGCACCCTCAGATGAGCGATGCAGGGCGGCTTGCAAGGCTGATGGCCACCTGCGCGAGGTCCCCGCATCCCGAGCTGAAGGCGATCGGCTCAGTGGTGATCCTCCGCACACTGCTACGAGAGCTTGGCCAGACAATAGCCGACCCACCCAGCAAGAGTGAGTGTGGCCGCCTGGGCGCCCCAAAGGCGACGAGCGATCGGCCGCAGAATGTTGAACCCGCTGGTCCGACAAAAGAACCGCGCCCGATCGAGAGGTGCACGCCGCCAGCGCCATTGAGTGGGCACGAGGTCGAGGTCACGATGCAGCTGATCCATGCGCTCACCGACGGCGGTCGATGGCGGATGCCCGCCGAGTCCGACCGGGTGATGCGCGAGCTGAGGTCAGCTTGCTCATGGGACATCGGCTCGAATCCAGGCCTCGCCAGTGGCGCGGCAAAACTCACGATCGCCACCGTCACGAAGTTCGATTCTCGGCATGACGATTGGCTGACGGCCTACGCCGGCTTGCCGCCGTACAAACGCAAGGACATCGACCAGGAGCTGATGCGCGAATGGCGCAGGGTGGCGGCATGAAGCTCGAATCGACCCACGCACACGATCACTGGCTGAAGCTGTTCGCCACAGATGCGGTGAATGAAGCTCAACGCGGCGTCTCGATCCATGGCCCGCACCACAGTTACCACGAGGGGTACGCGGTCCTGCTCGAAGAGGTCGACGAACTCTGGGGCGAAATCAAGGCGAAAGAGCCGGATCATGGCCGCATCGCAAATGAAGCGACTCAGGTTGCGGCAATGGCCCTTCGCGTCGCTGTCATGGCTCGGAGGAATCTGGCATGACCCGCCTCCTGCTTACTCCAATTTGGTGTGATGAAGGCCCCGATGGCTTCCTAGTTGAAGGGCACTCCCATGACGACGCAGCCCTACGACTGGCGGCGGTCGAATACGGAAAGGCCAAGGGCCACATGTACGATTCCGCCGACCTGGCCGTCATTCGGGGCTACGGCGAGATGACGCCGGACGACGAGTGCGATTTCATCCTCCACTTCCACCGGCTACCTGCAGAGGGGCTCAGGCCGATGACCCGAATCGTCGAAGACGGAAGCCATGTGTTCCTCGACGCTGAGAGGGGTGGCTGATGGGTGGCGACGTCAGATACCCACGCGAGCAGGCGCTAGCCGCCGCCAATCGGTTGATCGCTGAGCTGAAGCCTTGGGTCAAGCGCATCGAGGTGCTTGGCAGCATCCGCCGGCAGAAGCCCGAGGTCGGCGACATTGAGATCCTCTACGAGCCGCACTTCAGTTCAGAACCGAGCGGGCTCTTCCAGGAGTGCGTCGACGTGGTCAACGTCACGATGGGTCGCCTGGCGTACATGCGGCTGGTTGGCCTAATCGAGGATCGACTCGACGCCAATGGCCGGGCTGCGTTCGGCCAACGGTACCAACGCGTTCGGTGGGAGGGGATTCCGTGCGATCTGTTCGCCTGCATCCCGCCTGCGAGCTGGGGAGTACTCCAGCTGATCCGCACAGGGAGCGGTGACTTCAACAAGCGGATCATGTCGAGCAAGGCGGCCGGCGGACTCATGCCGTATGGCATGCGGTGCGAAAACGGCCAACTGTTCGATCGAGGCAAGCCCCTCGACATCCCGTTTGAGGAGCACTTCTTCGAAGCGATCGGGATACCGTACATCGCTCCGGAGGACCGGCGATGACGCGCCTTCAGCTCGAAACGCAGCAAGAGCGCGAATGGCAGGCGTTCGAACGTGAGCACACCCGCAAGAGCCCAAAGACTGGAGACGAGTTCGTTCGTCCAGCGTCGCTGCGGGAAGCCTACGAGCTTGGCCTTCGGCATGGACGGGAGATGGCCGAGTTCCGCGCCGCAGCAGCTGAAGAGTGGGAGGCGCAGTGGAAATGAGACACGGCCCGATCTTCATCGAAGGGCACCTCTGGGGCTGGTATGACCTGCCACAACTGAGCCGAGAGTGGGTCTGTATCGAGACCTACGAGGGAACGACCTACACCAGGCTTGAAGCCCCGTCGCTCCGTGATGTCTACGTCGAGCTGCATGTGCTCGGGGGGATCGCGTGAACGTGCGTCAGATCGACGAGCTGGTGGAACTTGCCGTCGTACGGCTGGGTCTCGCCGGGCTCCTGGTCGAAGGCGCCGACACCGACGAGGTGAGCAATGTGGTCGGGCGCTCGTTTAGCGAGTGGGGCGAGGTGATGTACAGCGCGGCCATGGCCCGGGTCAATCGGGTGTTAGCCGTGCTGAACGAGCCGGCAAGGTTGCCCCACTGGAACTGGCGACGCAACCTCCTTGGTGATCGCCTGACGTGGCATGTGTACTGGTTTGGCGGCAGATGTTGCACGGATCCAGGCACGTGGGAGAAGCCGATCGAGTTCGACTGCATCGGCGACGCGATCGAGTGGATCCTCGACCATGGCGAGCAATTCGCGCGTCGAGAGCAGCAGATTCGCTTCCCTGAAGGGCTTCCCAAACCCATCGAGGAGCAATCATGAGGCTGGAGGTGCGCATCGGGCTGCCGCCGATCGGCTGCTCACCGAATGTCGGCCGCTGCCACTGGGGGCCAGAGTCGAAGGCCAGGCGGCAGCAGCGGATGGAGTGCGCTTATCGCGCGACCAGGGCCAAGCAGGCAACGGGCTTCCCATGCCTGAGGCGCGCGCGGATCCATGTCGTGTTCTTCATGGGCAAGCGTGATCTGCTGCCGAGCACCGCGTTCTACCGGCCGCGCGATCGGCAGAACGCGATCGCCTCGATCAAGGGTGCGGTCGACGGGTTGGTAGACGCCCGTGTGCTGATCGACGACGACCACCGGGTGCTCGAGTGGGGAGAAGTCCAGCTCAAGCGAACGGCCAAGGAACATGGAGGGGAGGCGGGTGTCCTTCTCGTGATCGAAGCAATGGAGGGTGGCACGGATGCCGTGGCTGAGAACTGACGATCGATTCGACGACGACGCGGACCTAGACTTCCTCTCGGAGGGCGCGGTGGCGCTCAACCTCTGCGCGGGAACCTGGAGCTCACGCAACCTGACCGATGGCTTCATCCCCGAGGCCCGTGTCCGCAAGCTCTTCGGCTACTCGGAGGCCGCGGTGAAGCTCCTCCTCGAGGCAGCGGCGCCCGGCAACAAACCCTGGTGGATCAAGGTCGAGGGCGGATACCAGATCCGCAACTTCCTGAAGTACAACCCGTCTGCCGAACAGGTGCGAACCGAGCGACAAAGAGCCTCAGAGCGCATGCAGCGCGCAAGGGGCCCCCGTTCGGCCACCTGTTCTAACGATTGTTCGCCCGAACGAACGCCCGAACGAACAGGCGAACCAACCCACGAACGAACGCCGGAGGTTCGGGGAGTCATCCCGTATCCCGTATCCCAATTACCGGATATCCCGGATCCCGGGGGGGAAGCGCGCGCGCGCGACGAGCTCGAAGCTCCGCCGTGGTGGGAGACGGAGGAGGCTGATCGGCTTGCGGTGAAGATTGCTCTGGGCCTGAGGTCGGCCAGGCGCTACGAGTCCTTCGTTCCCGGCGAGTTCAAGGTCATGAAACTGCTCGATGCGGTGCGGCGGATCGCACCCGACGACGAAGCGATTATCGACGTGCTGGAGGCGTTCGTCGACCAAGCGTCCATCGTCGGCGAGCGGCGACATGCGGATCCGGTCGGCGCGCTCGAGAGGTGGTGCAAGAAGCGCGAAGCCGAGTGGCGCCAGATCAAGAGGGAGCGAGCTCGCGACGAAAAGCGCGGAGTGTCCTCCCCTGCGATCGACGAAATCGAGCACCGGACTGCGCCGGCCAAGGGCATCGATTTCTGGGAGAACGGGTCCAAGTCGATCTTCACCGATGCCGCGGGCAATGAGGTGCCGGGCGCGACCTACTGCGACAGCGGTGGGCGCGAGCATCGGTCGATGACCGCGATCAAGATCCTGCGGTTCAGGATCATCGACGAGCAGCGATCCCTCGAGCCGTTCACGCCCGACGTCGAGCGGCGATGGTATGAGACCCGTGGGCTCGAGGTCCCGGATCGGCTGCTCGAGGCGGTGCCGGCATGACGCTCCGCGAGCACCGGCAGAGCGAGTGGCTCAAGCAGCCGGCCGTCCAAAGCTGCCTGGTCGAGGTTGAGGCGTGGGCGCGTGGCCGGTCGGCGCCGCGGGTCGAAGAGACGCTCGCCGAGCTGAGGCAGTTCGGGCCCACGGGCGTCCTCCAGAACGTCCTAATACTGATGGTGGCGCCCGAGCAGAATCCGTCCGTGCCGTTCTTCCAAACGGATCGGCTCACGGCTGTCCTTCACCAGTCGATAGGAACGGAGTTCATCGCACGCATGACGAGGCCGGCTGGCGCGAGGTGGGTGTGCCTCAACTGACGTGGTCAATCTCTTCGGTGATCAGATCACACTCCGGACGCCGCGTCGGAGGCCACGGCGCGGCGCTCGCCGGCCGTGGAGCTGCACACTCCAGCTCGAGCTGCCGCTGTGCTGGGAGTTGCCGATCGGGGCGTCGGATCTCGACCTTTGCCTGCGCGCACAACGCGGATCGCCGGATGCCGAATCTGAGATGGTCAGGCGTTACGAACGGCTCGCTCGCTTCGCTGCCAAGGATATGCGTGTCCCAGGCCTCGACCCGTCGGACCTCGTCAGCGTGGCGCTCATCGCGATCGTCAAGGCGGTTCGCACCTACCGATCGCCCACCATCGTCTTCGAGCGGTACGCCAAGCTCGTCATCAGGCGGGACGTCATCAGTGAGTCGCGCAAGGCCGCACGGCAGGTCCAGGCACATGCGTCCTACGATCCTGAGGAGCTGATCGACGTCGACGACATCCTCGAGTGCGACCGAGCCCAGTCGCCATTTCGGCTTGCCCTGCTCCGATCGGATCTTGCGCTCCTTGGCCAGATGCTCGACGAGCGCGAACGGCTGGTGCTCGAAGCCTTGATCCGCACGGAGAGCCGAACGCTCACCGCCGAGCAGCTCGGAATCTCGACGTCGGCGGTTGGCAAGGCTATCTGGTCGATTCGCGAGAAGGCCGCGCAGTTCGGCGAGTGTCTGAACTAGCGTTCATAGGCTCCGTGGGAAGCTACAGCGAGCGGGTTCCAGTCCCGAGGCCCGGGTCGATCAACACGATCTACGACGCGGCGCGCGTGCGTACGATGGCGATGGCGCTAGGGATGCCACGGCCCGTCCTAACGTCGGAGTGCCAGGTCAAACACGCACCGCGGCGCGTGACCGAGCTGCTGGTGACGGAGGACGTCGGGCCGTTCACCATCACAGGCATCAGGCCGTTCGTCGAGCTCTGCGCCCGAGTCTTCGAACGGGTTCATGTCGCGCACCCCGATCTCTACGCTGTCCTCGGCACGGCAGGATGCTTGTGCGTGCGCCTGGTCCGCGGATCAGACACCCAGCCTTCAAACCACTGTTGGGGGACCGCGATCGACATCAAGATTGACGGGATCCTCGACACACGTGGCGACGGCCTCGTTCAGCGCGGGCTACTCGCGCTCTATCCCTACTTCAAGGCTGAGAAGTGCTTCTGGGGTGCCGGCTTCCGTGTGGAGGATGGCATGCACTTCGAGGCCTCCGACCAGCTGATCCGAGAGTGGGCTCGATCGGGGGTGATCTGATGTTGAGTGGCTTCTATGTCCTGATCCGGTCGCTCAGCAAGAGCGGGGGACTCCCAGAGTCGATCGGCGCGTCGATTGCCGGATGGTTCGGCGGCTTTCTATATGGCCCTTCATGCCTGAGCTACAGTCTCGTGTCGCTTGCGATGCTCGTGATCCTCGACTGGCTCTCGGGCGTTAGGGCCTCGCGCTACGAAGGCAAGGCGATCGAGAGCTCGAGGCTGCGCCGGACCGGTGACAAGGCGATCGGCTACTCCATCGGCCTGGCGGCAATCGCCCTCTTCACGAAGGAGGTCGGGATCTCAAGAGGCGTGATGAGCGGTGTCATGAGCGGACTCTGCTGGTACTTCATGGTCGTTGAGCTCTGGTCGATCATTGAGAATCTCGATCGAATGAAAGTGCCGCTGCCTGGATGGATCGTCAGGCGTGTTCGCCAGATCGAGAAGCAGCTCGACGAAGGAAAGTTCAAAGGATGGGGGCCCCTATCCTGACGTTCACCGAGTTCGGTTACCCGTGGGTGGCCCGTGAAGGCGATCTAGGAGCGGGGAGTCCGTGGTCGGCAGGCGGCGTCACGCGCTATTCGGAATCCTCCGGACCCTTCTCGGGTCGCCGGCGCATCGGGCTATCTGCCTCGAGCTTCTCGTGCGGATTGAAGCTCGACCGGGTCCTCGGTCTCGGGACCTACACCGTGTACCTCTCCGGGCGCCTCGAGGCATTCGACCCGTCGATCGTGGCCGCCGCCTGGCTGTACGACGATGCAGCCGGGCGCAATGGCGGAGTGGAGGTCGATTTCGAGTACACCGCCTGGCGCGATGTCAACAACCCCGATCGATGTCACCTGGGCGTCATCAACAACTGGGTCCGGTTCGGCGATGTTGCCAGGACGCCCGCCAGGCCGTTCCGATGGTGGATGATCCGCCTAACCCAGCTTCCGACCGTCTCGAGGGTCTCCGTCTCTGGCTACCGTGAGTCAGATGCGAGGTGGATCGAGACGTCGGCCGCCGAGTGGAAGATTCCGGCATCGATCGGCGCAACGCTGCGTGTCGGGATCTGGAAGAACGGCCCCCTGCTCTATCCAGCTAGCCAGAGCGTGGCTCCGAAGATCGTTGTCGCCGGCGTGGAGTTCGCTCCTTGAACCTCATCACATTCCCATCCGTGCCCGACGCACTCCTCGAGGCTTCCATGCGGATCGAGCCGTGCCCAGAGGTTGGTGAGTGGGCGAGGCAGGTCTTCCTCGATTCCGACTCACCGCTCTACAACTCAGATCATGAGCATCTGGGCGGCGTGGTGTCCGAGGACGACGAGGATCCGTACACGCCGACCATCGGATGGCTATGGACAAACGTGGAGAACAACAAGGGTGGGCGCCGGATCATCGGGACTGCGCAGATCGGGGAGCCGCAGGGCGGGACCCCATGGCACAAGGCGCGGCAATACGAGCAACTGGCCCGCTGGTTCGGTGTGATCCCCGACTTCGTGATCACGCTAGACGCCGTCTTCATGTCGACCGCCTCGCTTGGAACGTGCTGCGCGCTCATCGAGCACGAGCTGTATCACTGCGCGCAGAAGCGTGACCAATGGGGATCGGTGGTCTTCGACCGGGACGGCCGCCCCGTTTGGACGATGCGCCCGCATGACGTCGAGGAGTTCACGGGCGTCGTTCGCCGCTACGGTGTCAATGCTGCGACCGTCAGCGAGGAGTTCGCCGACGCGATTCGCTCAGGCCCTCTGTTCCCGGAAGTGCAGCTGAGCGGGCTCTGCGGGGTGTGCCATGGATAACGGTCGCCGGAAAGTCGTGGATGAGCCGCTGTTCCGGCCTGACCCCAGCATCCGACGGGTCTACATCTTCTGCCCTGGCTGCAAGGCGCAGTGGCCGGAAGGGCATGGGCTCCACTGCCTGAACGTGACTAGCATCCACACGTTCAATGGCGACTATGAGAGACCGACCTTTTCGCCGTCCCTGATGGCGCCGCTGGGCCGCGGTCATGTCTGCCACTCGTTCGTCCGCGAAGGGATGATCCAGTTTCTGGAGGACTGCACGCACCCGTTGCGCGGGCAGACTGTTCCCTTGCTCGACGTGCCCGACGAGTTCCTGCCCGACACCGAGGTCCACCGTGGCTGATGGCGACAGTAAGCGTCCGCGACGGCGTCCGGGAAACAACGGAGATAAGAACGAACCACGGGCTCTGCCGACGAAGATCGTGCAGCCCCATGGCGGAGCCCTGAACTCAGGGGGGACGCCCGGCAACAAGGGCGGCACGGGCCGACCGCCCAATGAAATTCGCGCGCTGGCAAGGGATCTTGGCTACAGGTCGATGAAGATCATCGAGAAGGAGATCGAGCGGCTGGAGAAGTTGGTCCAGGATGGCAAGCCGCTCCCGATCAATCTCGTGCTTCAGATCAGTGACCAGGCGAACAAGTACGGCCTTGGTGAGCGGGTTGAGAACCTGTATCCGCAGGGCGTCCCTTTCATTGGCGAGCTGAGCGCGCTCTCGGAGGAGGAGCTCGATGCACGACTCGACGCAGCTTCTCAAAGCGGAGAAGCTTAGGCGACTATACGCCTCGAACCCCCCGCTTTACGCTGAGCAGGTCCTGCGCCAAGTCTGGTGGTCCGCTCAGGCGGAAGTTGCCCGGGCGCTTCTCGAGTACAAGCGTGTCCTCGTCGAGGCCAGCCACTCGATTGGCAAGACGCACCTTGCCGGAGGCCTGGTCAACTGGTTCTATGACTGCTTTGAGCCGTCGATCACGCTGACCACCGCGCCTACCGCGGCGCAGGTGCACGATCTCATCTGGAAGGAGGTGCGCGTGCAGCGGCTGCGGAGGCGGTTCGCCGGCACCTCTGGACTTCTGCCAAAGGCCGACCGCATGGAGAGCACGCCCGATCACTTTGCGGCCGGCTACACGGCGAATTCGGCGGACTCCTTCCAAGGGCGCCACGAGGAGCGCGTGCTGATCATCTTCGACGAGGCGATCGGCGTCGACTCGCAGTTCTGGGACGCGGCCCAGGGCATGCTCACCGGCGACGAGTGCTACATGCTCGCGATCCTGAACCCTACCGACACGTCAAGCAGAGCGTACGAAGAGGCGATGTCGGGAGCCTGGCACCGGATCTCGATCAGCGCCATGAATCACCCGAACATCGCGGCGGAGCTCGCTGGGCTCCCACCGCCGTTCCCCGCCGCAGTGCGCCTTGGGTGGCTCGAGGACAGGATCGATCGGTGGTGCGAGCCAATCGACGCAGCAGATCGTCGGCCGGGAGATTTCGAGTTTCCTCCTGGATCCGGGGTGTGGTATCGGCCTGGGCCGCTGTTCGAAGGACGCGTGATGGGCAGGTGGCCGTCTCAGGGCTCGACCTCAGTATGGAACGAGGCGCTTTGGGAGTCGGCGCTCGAGTGGCAGCCGCTACCCGATCGGCAGACCGAGATTGGATGCGACGTCGCCAGGTTCGGAGACGACAACACTGAGATCGTTGTCCGCCGCGGGGCCTGTGCGCTCCACCATGAGTGGCACAACGGTTGGAGCACACCCCAGATCGCGGGCAGGTTGAAGCAGCTGGCCAAGGAACATGCGGCGCCCGGAGAAGATCCGCGTCTGATCCCGATCAAGATCGACGACGATGGAGTTGGTGGCGGGGTCGTGGATCTGGCCGACGGCTACAACTTCCTGGGGGTGTCTGCCGCGAGCGCCGCGTTCGAACCCGAGGACTATCCCAATCGGCGATCCGAACTCTGGTTCGGGACAGCTGATCGCGCACGCCGCTTCGCCCTCGACCTGTCCCGGCTCTCGGACGAGTCCCAGCGCCAGTTGCGGGCACAGGCCTTCGCGCCGAAGTGGCGAGTCGACAGTCAGGGCCGGCGTGTCGTCGAGTCGAAGGACGACATGAAGAAGCGCTTGGGGCGGTCGCCCGACGGAATGGACAGCGTGAACCTCGCCTATGCCCCGGCGCCGGTGAGGCGCATGCGGACGGCGGTTGGGGGGAAGCGGCCAACCTCGGGCTACAGGCCGCGTTAGGCGGGAATGTCCCCGTGGTCTTCTTCCGTCTCGACGTATTGTGGGTCGCGCTCGTGCCCAATCAGGATCTCATCGCCGGCAAGTGTCAGCCCATACATGAGCTGGGCGCGAGGGCTGATGAGCTGACCGGCGAGCACGAAGATCGTGAATCCGAGCTCCTGCCAGTTCTCCGGCACGTCGTCCTCTCGGTGGAGGCTCTGAGCGCCGGGTGACGCGTAGAGCGTGTGGGTTGCGGTGATAGGTTCCATCAGTAGATGTCCGCGATCCTCCGGTATCGGAAAGCAATATCGGGACGCAGCTCGTCGTCTGCCGAGAACTGTGCGGAGAGGCTCGGTGTCGAAGCGAACGTGTAGGGCCACGCCTGAGCGCCGGCCGCCAGCTTGACGGGGTTGGGGGTGACGCCACGAGTCGTCTCAGGGACCGTCGCGCCGCTGAACGTGTTCTCGTAGTGCATCCCCAAGAAGTAGAGCGTGTTACCCTTGAAATATCGCCTCGTCGAGAGGACGCAGACGCCAACCGCGGCGATCACCGATCCGATGTTGCCGTAGCCGAGCGTCGTGCTTCGGACGTGGCCGCTGCCCTGCAACTTGAAGTCCTCCGACGCATACCGGATCGTCGTCGGAGCGTAGCTCGAGCTCGACTCGTAAAACACCAGGCGGATCTTCGCATCGGTGGCGTCCGACGTCGGCGCGCTCGATCCAAACGGGAAGATGATCGCGTCAACCCCGACGTCTTCCGAGAACATGAACGGAAGCCAGGATGGAGTCGCGTTTGCCGCTGGGATCGACACAGCATTCGAGCCTGGGTTGAAGCCGAACGTGCCGGCGAGCCGCATCAGCAGATCGTTGGATGTGAGCACACCCTTCGCCCTCGTCACCCAATAGTCGGTGCCGTCGAATACGACCTCGATCCACCCGCGGTCGGCTGCGATCACCACTGTGCCGTCGGTCACGTTGTCGATCTTCGCGCCGCTTGGCACTGCGATCGTGATGTTGTAGGTCCCGGCGCCAGCGCTCGAGCGATCCTTGAAGATGAACTTCTGGCCCGAGCGCGGCGCGTTGGCGCCAGACACCGCCGGCAGCGTATAGGTGGCGGCCGCCGAGTGGTTTGACAGGATGACGTGATTCGTCTTGACGATCGACGCCGTCGCCGTCTTCGTTGCGACGCTCAAGAGCCGTCCGCCGACGATGTCGTCGTACGAGTTCATCAGCTCGTTGACCGGGACGTACGCCTGATCCTGGTTTTCCTCGAGCAGCGTCAGAGCCAGATTCGTCGTGGTCGACACAAGCTCTAGGAACGCCTAGAGCGTGGCCTGGCGGCCGAATCCGCGACCCCAGCCCGGCGACATCTGGTAGACGTTGACCGTCAGCGAAATCTGTTCTGACCCGAAGTCGGTGATCTGCTGTGCGGCGGTGTAGGTAGCTGTTGGCGACGTCGAGCTGATGGTGCGGACGACGGAGGCCCCATCCATGATGTCAACCTCGTACGCCTCGCTGGACTCATCGAGCGGTGGGGAAGCAAGCAAACCACTCGATCGGCGCCTGGAGCGACGCTTCCACGTGATCGTCAGATTGTTGCTGCCGTCCCTCGATCCCCGGATGTCACACGGCGAGTACGGCTTGCGACTGTAAGATCTCAGCGTCAGGTCGATCTCATTGGATCCTGAAACCCCAACCTGTGCGCTGCTGATCCTTAGGTTGACGTCAAGGCCATGTTGCCACGAGTCGAAGCCCGCCGATCGAACGACTCCCATGTTGGCCAGGACGAACTGCTCGCCTGACGCATGAACATCGATCGCCCACTCCGTTCCTCGTCGGCCGCGCAACAGGTTCGACAGCCGATACTGAAGCGTGCCGATGAGCGTGGCGGTCGCGAATTGCAGGATCTCGTTGCCGATCACGCACAGGTTCGCCCCGTTGAGCACCTGCGCCTCGGTGGCACTCGCCAGCGAGCCGTTGACGAGGGTCACATCCACCGTATTCGTGCGATCCCAGAGGCCGTGTGGCGCACTCCCGAGCTCCGTGTCCGTCTCACCGATCACCGCACGTTTGTCGGCATACAGGAATTGTGAGGCGCCATCCGCCACCAGCTCCGGATCGGCGATGAGCAGGGCCCCCGGCCAGCCCTGATAGGCCCTGGTCGCCGCGAAGTAGATGACAGCGGAGCCGGTCTGGTTGCCCTCGAATGACTGACCATTCGAGTAGGTGTCCGAGTCTCGCAGCGCTGGGATGTCATTGGCCCAGATCGTGAACAGCCCTGGTTCGCTCACATTGCCGCCGCCCGGTGGCTCCGCCCCCTCAACGTACTGTGTGTAGACCGCGCTCTCGTGGCGAACGAGGTGCGTCTCGACGTGGCCGAACAGGCCGATGAACTGATCCACGACGCGGACGGTCACGGTCCGGCCATCGATCTCGATCGTCCCTACGTCACCTGGCGCCACCGACAAGTACATGAGCGGATGCGTCGTCTTGTACTGATCGATCGCGCACCACTCTTCGTAGAGGATCGTCTCGGCGATGCGACGCCCGTGATTGTTGGACAGCACCAGGTTGAGATCGAGCGTGCTCTCTCCTTGGCTGTCGACCGCCAGGCGAACGGCTCGGTGCGTGAATTGCTGATAGTCGTGGCCCTGCGCGAAGCACGTCACATCGACCGACCGCGGCTTCTCAAGCGGATTGCCGTGCGTCGTCTCGATCTTCGTCGTGGGTGGCGTTCCGTTCGTCGAGCACCCAAGCCACTTGCTGTCGAGAGAGAAGCTCGGCGAAACGTCTTTCAGTACTCCGCGGAGCAGGCCGTCGACCTCGACGATGTCGGCGTTGTATGCGCGCAGCAGGCCCTCGAGGGCCGACGTCAGCTCCTGGCGGCTCGGAATGATGAAGCCGGAGACGGTGACTCCATCAAGGTCCGACATGTCGAGCTCCGCCTCGGCGATTCCCACGCGCTGAAACAGCTCCTCGAGGATGCTCGAGAGCGTGACCGACGTCCCCCGGACGACCTCCGCCGTGAAGTTCGGAGTGTGCCCGAACCGGGACCACGGGAAGGTCTCGAACACGATGTAGCTGCGACCGAGATACGCCGGCGCCTCGTCTCCCGCCGCGGTGCGCTCCGCATCGATCAACGGGTCGACGGTCTGCGACATCGAGCCGACGTACATCGTGACCTTGTCAGGGTCGATGTATTCCGCCCACTTCTCGTCGCCTCCGTTGTAATCGTAGATCAGCTCAGCATCCGCCCAGATCTTGTTGAAGCGGGTGATCTCGCCCTGGCAGAACATGACGCCGAGATCCGCGGTGTACGAGTAGTTCGTGAACGTCGGGCCGCCAAGGCTGCCGCCACCCTGCGTGTCCGACGATTCGACCAGATCGGGCGCCCAGATGATGTTGCCTGCAACGCGCATCGACCCGAAGATGATGGGGATTGGAGCCGCTTGGGATGCGCCCCCGATCCGGACATCCATCCTGGCTCCTTCGAGCCGCGGCTTTGGCCCGAAGAAGATGTTCCCCATCGTCATGCCGATCGAGAAGCCAAGCCATGGTCCAACACCCGGGATCGCCGACCCGAGAATTGCGCCCATCACGCCGAAGCCAACGTCAGCCATCGAGCCCCCTGAAGCGCCACCGGCTCAGCACCCGCCGGCGCCAGCTTTCGGCGAAGATGTGCTCGGTGACGCCATATTTGCGCCCGTAGACGTGGATGATCGTCGACTCCGCGGCGAACGCCAGATGCCTCCGTTCAGCGCCGACCGTCAGCACGAGGACGTCACCAATGCGCTCGTTAGGTGCCGGGTCGAGGTGCGCGGCCAGCAGCTGGTCGAGGATCACCGGATCTGTCTCGGTGTACGGAGGGAGAGTGAGATCGCCGAGGAGGCCCAACGCCCGGCCGACGCCGAGCACCAGTCCGGGGCAATCCGTACCAATGCCCTTCAGTGATGCCTGCGGCACGTATGGCGTCGGGATCCACGTCCTGGCGCACTCGATCACGTTGGCGCCCGTCAATTTGGAGGCCTCCGGAGCACTGCGTCGAGGCCTGGGACATGCGGCTCGCCTCCGAATCGGGCGGCGTTTCCTTTCGCCTTGCACGTGGGCCACAGGCGGTCGCACCCCTCCTTGATCGAGAACGTGTCGCCGATCGCCACGGTGAACGGCATTTCTAGCTGCAGCTCGATCTCCTGTGTGGCGTCCGTGAACTTCTTGACCTCGGCCCGAATTCCGTTGTTTAGGCCGCTGGTGAATGCGATGATCCCGTACGAGTAGAAGTCGTCGCCGTCGCCGCTGAGCGCAGAGGCCCGAAACACGCGATCGCTGGTCCTGCTGGTCACGGTTCCCGTGTTCGTGGTCAATGCGAACCCGCACTCGGTGCCGCCGAACTCGAGCCAGCGGCACTCCGGCGACGTGATCCAGCCGACCATCTGGCGAGAGTGCTGCAGTAGTCCGCGGCACTCGACCTCAAACCCGCCTTGCCGAATCGTAACATTGCCTAGGCGGCCCCGCATCAGCTTGCCGGCGCCGTCGGCCACCGTCTCATAGTTGAGCACCATCACGTCGAGCGTCGCACCGTCGAACTTGCGGCCGCGGAGGTCGCTCTCCTGGATCCCTGCTGACGTGAACAGCAACGAGACTGCCATGTTGTCGATGCCGCCGCCGAGCCCGATCTTTAGCGCTGTTGGCGACATTCCGAGATCCGCGTAGTAGGTATCCCCGTCGTACTCGATGTTGCGAACATGACTGGTCGCGCCGAACACCTCGTTGTCGACCGTCGTCAGCTTCCAAAGGGTGGCCAGCGTCAACACCTCACCCTGCAGGTGCGTGGCGAGCCCGGAAGGGAGGGATGTGCGCGGCATCTACTCTCGCAGCTCCACGACCATCACGTTGTTCCAGGAGCCCTTGCCGAATGACTCGATGAGGGCCTTCTGCACATCTGTGTCGAATCGCACGGGCACATAGAACTGGCCGGCCCACTGGACCTTGGCGTTGGTCGTCGGGATGTTGCCGCCTGTGAACGTGACGACGCCGGTTGTGTAGTCGATCGTGTAGTGGGTGCCCTCGGTCTTCTCAGTCCCGTCGACATAGATCTTGACCGTCCCCCTGCGCGGCCTCGTGATCTTGCGTTGCTCGCTTGGGACGCTTGTGAATGTGAACGTGTCGATGCTTCCGTTCGCGGTCTCGTTGGACTCCACGCCGTTGAACAGGACGAGCTTGCCACTCGCCGGCGCCGTGTCGAACTCGACGGTGGCCGTGCCGGCGAACACTTCGTAATCGAACGTGCTCGTGCCCTGCAGCGTCTGATCGAGGAAGACCTGAGGCGGATCGTCGAAGTAGGTTTTGTACAGCTGGAAGTCGTCGGTGGCGCCGTCACCCGTGCCGAACTGCTGGTAGGACGTGTAGCTGAGCACGTCGTTGACATAGTCCATCCCGACCCAGTAGTCAGCCCAGTCCTTGAACAGGAAGCCGTACGCGCGGCCGCGCCTGGCGCGGAAGAACGCAAGGACGTAGTGGAGCCGATCTCGATCGGTTAGCGGACGCGAAATGTCCCACTGGAGCCGGCCCTCGGACCAGTTGGCGATGCGCTGCTCCCACCCGCCGAGGGCCTCCATGAGCGTCGTATTGAACTGCGCCCCACCAACCGAGCCCTGCGAGATCCGCTCATCGATGACCACGTCATGCACGGCCGGCATACTGCCAAGGAACGCTTAGAAGCCCAACTCCCGCAGCTTGCGCTGACGCTCGTCGACCAGCGCTCCGGCCTGCGACTCTGCGGTGATCGCCACCAGCGCACGCTTGCGCCAGAAGCTGGGGCTGCGCTCGAGCTCGATCGCGCTGCAGTTGAGCCGGTCAGCCGCCCGCAGAGTCCAGTACCAGTCGGGGACCTCGTCCATCTCCTCGTCGTCGAGGTCCCCCTGCATTAAGATGAGACGCCGGATTCCTCGGGCGTCTCGGTCAAGTTTGGGTCGATCACACGCTGGCAGGCCTTGATCACGGTGTCGGTGATCGAGCTGGGCACGACCTTGAAGAGGTTCTCGGCCGTCGGCTCGATGACCTGGCCGTTCGGCGCGAAGTCCCACGAGACGATGATTCCTGCGTAGAGATCCATGAGGGCGAGAATGGCCTGCTCGTCGCTGGCGCCAGAGAGGTTCTTCAGCTGCAACTCCTTCTCAGGCGTCAGGTGGAATGGGTTGCACGTGCCCCGAATCACGAAGTTGCCGGCCACCGTGACTTCAAAGGGCATCGCGAAGATGTTCTGTGACATGCCATCCATAAACGCAGAAGCCCCCTCGGGTGGAAGGGGGCTCTGACTTGACAAGGAAGGAGCTCGTCGTCTGCTATGAACGCTACACCGGCACGTCAACGATCGGGTATTCGGATGGCTGCGCCGCCCTGAAGTCGTCCAGTCGAACGCATTCGGACAGGTTGGGGCAGAAGTGGGGGCCGCCACCAAGAGGGGCGAGCATCCCGTTACAGGTGTCGTTGCCCGCGGTGGCGTTGTATAGCACCCCAGTGGTGACCTTGCCAGGGTAACCGTATTTCTCGGTGTGGACGATGATGTCGCCGTTTTGGGCCGGCCGCCCGTTCTTGTAGTGCATTCGGTTATCTCCAAGTTGCGGCCTGAGCCGCAGAAAGTGTGCGCCGGGCTTCCACCGACTAATAGCTCGCCACGTCGTTCGTCAGTCGCACGACGCAGGAGAACGCCTCGGCGGGATCGAGACCAGCCCGCAGCATCCACTGCCTGGCCACCATCCCGTCGACATCGTTGATCGGAGGCAGCTGGGTGAACTTGGCCGCCAGATCGATCTCGAGCCCGAAGCGATCGGAGCCAGTGATGATGGGCCCCGTCCACTTGAGCCGCACGTACTTCAAGGCGTTCGCGCGGATGCTCGTGAGGTAGGCCATGCCGTTGCTGTTCGCCTTGACGGTCAGCGGCGACTCGATGACGCCGTTGGAGTCCGAGTGCTCGGCGAACGATGTGATCTCGTCGTCGTGCAGCCAGACCGGCGCCCGCATGTTCTTCGCCGCCCAGCCGCTCGCAAAGCAGTTGCTGAGCTTGCCCGCTGCCAGCCCCGCGTAGGTGTCCGCGACGTAGACGCTGAGGTGACCCGGCAGGATCGGCATGCGCTCGAACTCAAGAAGTCCGCCGAGAGTCGTCGTCTCCACAGTGAACGTGCCACCCGTGGTGTTCTTCGTGATCTCGATCAACGGCTCGTTTTCGCCGCTCGGGATCGTCGCGACCCACGCGCCGGCACTGCCGCCCACCGTGATCCCAGCGCCCGTCGAGAGCGCCTGCAACGCGGTCTGCAGCGCACCGGTCGTGATGTTGTACGCAAGGTCGGCGGTCTCAGCGCCCTTGTACCGAGCGCGCCACACGCCGGTCGTTCCGCCGGTGAGCGTGATCGTCTGCTGGGGATTGGTGCCTGCGGTGAGCGTGATGTCGTCTTCGATCCGGCGCATGAGACATGTGCCTGACATCGAACCCTCGCCGCCTGAGCGCTTGAAGCCCAGCTCGAGATCGGTCACGTTCATGTAGGCGTACTCTTCGGCACGGGCGCCATCTTGGCCGTATTCGTAGGTGTAGGTCTGGAAGTCAGCGGGGGCTCTGTTGACGAAGCGAAATTCGTGGACGTTCTTGGCCCCGGCACCGGCACCGCTCGAAACGGGCTTGGCCAGCGCGCTTGCCAGGAGCACGCCCAGCTCGCGGTAGCAGGGGATTCCCTCGATTCGCCCCGAAGCCCATTCGGCTTTGAGCAGCTGTTCGGACTCGAGCTTTTCGCCCTGGGGCGTGTGGCCTTCCAACACCTGCTCGAGGTTCGGGATGATCTTGGCGCTCATTAGGCGCTGAGTGGCAGCGACCGCGGTACCTCGGGTCGATTCCTTCCCGATCTGCGACCTCTGCAGGCTGGTCATTCGTTCTGCCATCAGTGATCCTCCGCTGGGGTTGTGGTACGCCGTGAGGCGCGCGTAGTCGACCAAGCGGACCGCGATCGTGTCTTCATCCACGACCGAAGGCCGCCGTACCAGAAGGTAGAGGCCTGCATTCACCTGTGCCGGAGTGAGCGAGGTATCCCAGGGATCCCCGACCCCACCGGCGGTGATCTGACCCACCTGCCGATACACATCGACCGACTTCGCACTCCCCAGCGGAGTGGCTCCATCAGTCGATAGCGCTATCTGTAAACGCGTTTGAGACTCCTCTCCAATCGAGGGGAGGACTGGGGTTGTCGAGAGTCCGGCCCAGATGTCGAGGACGTAGCCAACCAGCTCGTCATCCTCGGGGATCGTGGCGGTCTGCAGCTGGATGGGAAGCCAGGTCGAAGCACCGGCGCCTGCCGCCAGGGTGGCGACCACGTTGTCCTGATCGAGGACGTTGGCCTCGTTGCTCCAGCCCGAGACGTCGCCGGCGGAAACCGGGGTTAGGACGGTGCTGCTCACAGCCCCTCCTTTGCGAACTCAGTGGCGCCAATCTCTTCGACCCGTGGGCGAACCGCCTCCACAGCTGGATCGAGGAACGGGTACAGCGCCTCGACGGCTCCGGCGTAGCCGGCGGCGAAGTTCATCTGTGCCTCCAGGTCACCGTTTGGCGTCGGGTCTGGGACTCCGATCTCGATTCCGGGCTGACGCGATGACGCTTCTGATATGGCCGATGGACGCTCCGTCTCACCGTCGCCGGTGACGACGTATGCGCTGCTCAACATCGCGCCGGTGTCGACGAGGTCGGTAACAACCTCCCCATCGCGCAGGTGGGCAGCGACCGGTCCGCGGATCCGCTCTTGAGCCTCGTCTTTCACTTCGTGAGCCACCGCACGGACCGTGCGCGACGTCGCTCGATGGCCGGCCTCCTCGAACAGGCCCCAGTCGATATTCACGTCGATGTGGCTCGGCATCAGGCCACCACGCAAACTCGATACTGAGCGCGGACCGCCATGATCACACCGCCGGCGCCCGGGATGTCGACAGGATCCATGCACTGCACCCATGTGACGGCCGGCAGCGCTGTTCCAGGCGTTAGCGGTCCGGGATTGATTCTGGTCGAGACTTCCACCTCGAGTCCAGCAGAACCGCGCAGCGTTTCCCGGATCCAGAGTTCCATCGCGGCCACCGGGTCATCGCCGACAGCATGCAGCTCGTAGACCCCGCCGTAGTACTCGTGGAACCGGCCATCCGGTGTCCGGTGGGGAAGGCGGGGCGCGCGCCTGACGCGCTGACAGCAGACCACTGTGCCTTCGTCGGTCTCGCCACCCTGGGGCGCCTCGCTCTCGAAGTGCAGCAAGGCATGCACGATCTTGTAGATTCGCACCTGGTCTTTGATTGAGCCGGCCACGAAGGCTTAGAACGGTTCGATCGCCGCACGTCTAGCGCGGTGGACCGTGCTCACTCAGATGCAAACGCTCGAACTGGCCGCCTGAGAACGCAGCTAAGATGTGGGGGCTTATGGAGTCAGCGCCCATCCGCATCGTCCTCGACCACCCGTCCAGATCGCTGTGGGTCTCACGCAAAGGGCCCCGCACGACGATCCGGCTGCAGGACGGGGCGACGTTCGGATCTCCGATACCGCTCGAGACAAGCATCCTCCGGCAGATGGCCACTGGCATGCCGCTCGAGTGTGCGTTCTGGTCGGAGGAGACGGGCGACCGCCTGACGCTGAAGTGGGAAGGGATGGAGCTGGTTGCCCTCCTCGAGAACGAGCATCGCACGGTCAGAGAGATTGTCGACGTCGAGAGTCTCCAGGGCGCGGCCGAGCTGCTCGGTTGATAACTCAGCCGTTCTCAGTCCAGTAGCCAGCTCCGCTGAGCCAAGCGCGGTACTTCCATCCGTTCAGCGTCAAGTCGACTAAGACACGCTCGATTCCGCCCTCGATCTCAAGATCTGTGACGGTCGCGATCGCCCCCGCTTCTAAAAGCTCGACGATACGAGGCCGGATGACTGGGCCGAACATCGAGGCGTCGATCCAAGCAGGATGCGGCGGCACTTCAACCGGCTGCCGACCGCTTCCCTCTTCGACCAGAGTGAACTTGACGAGATCCTCACTATCATGACCCTCGAAGAATGGAACATCGAGGTTCTGGCCCTTCTTCAATGAGCGCATGATCCGATTATGGGCGGTCGTCGTACACTGGTGCGATGAGCCATCAAGCCAGCTCGAGGAAGGAGTCACCCTGCATCCTGGCGACCAGCTGACGGCCGAGCAGGTCGAGGCGTTGCCTGACTGGGGCTGGGAAGTGGACGGTGAGCCGGCCCACAACTCGAGGCGCGCGAAGACAGTCCTGCTGCGGTTCATGCGGGAGGGTATCCCGGTCTACGTGAAGCGGGTGGACGGGACGACTCTGACGCTCGTGACCGGGGTCGGGCTGGAGTACCGGGTGCCGCGGGAGTAGGAGCGTAACAGAGTCTAGGCAGCCTTTGACTTGTCCCGTGGCACCCATCGCAACTCGCCTGATTTTAGGCCGATCTCAAGCCTTTGCGCCATCGCAAACCGAACCTCAATCGCGGGCCTAGGCGCCTCGCAATGTAACTCTTTGAATGGTCCCTCTTCTGGCACGGGGGCGGGGCTTGTCCATCCCACAGGTTCGAAGTAGTCGCTCAAAACTTCGATGGCTCCGGGGCGGGTGTATCTTTGGCGGAAGGCTTCGCAATAGGACTGAATCTCCACCGTCCCCCACTCGATGGGGAGTCTTGAGAAGCAGATCACCTCGCCTGTGCTCACCGGCTTATCCTGATACTCGGTGTCATCAAAGAGGTTCGGGTCTACGTGCCATTCCGAACCAGCCTGAGTAATGGTGACTTTCAGGAAACGGCGCAGGTACGACGACATCGATCCAACATCTTACCGTCGGGCCCATAGTTCCAAGACGTCATCTCGCCGAACCGATCAATCGAGTGATAGGCATGGCCGCGGCCTCCAAGCCACTTCACGGACACGAGAAATGTCTGATCGCGATCGAAGCTGCCGAGAATCGAAGGCTCAGGATAGGATTGACGATTCATCGTCCCGCAAATCTCATCTGCCACGAATGGAAGCAGGCGACGAACGGTCGCAATGACCGAATCTCTAAGATCACCGCCTTCGATCCCGTAGTCATCGATCGCTTCGTCAAGTCGTTCAGCTAATCGTTCGGACATTTGCTCGCGCTGAACCCACTCGGCAACCTCAATAGCAGGCGTGATCGCCTTCGGCCCAAGATGGGTGAGGCTATAGAGGTCGTAGACTGGGGCGATCGGTTGAGTTAACACGGCTTGTGCCCAAACTTCTTCTTGGCATGGTCGGTCAGCAGGCTTAGGAACATCTCGTTGCAGACGTCATGAACCTCGATCAGGTCGTTGAGCGCCATTTTGTCTTCCCTCGTCCCACAAGACGTCGTGAAGACCCAAGACGTGGCGGAGGCTCGGCCAGTCTGGATCCTGAACTCATAGCCTCCTCCATTCCTTTCAACGACCTGAGAGATGTTAAGTTCCTTCAAGTTGTCAGATGGGACCGTCGAGGGAAGCGTGAAGTAGTCATCGAGCGTTTCCCCTTCATCGCACTCCACAACGTTCACGTACACGATCGTCGAAATGTCAAGGCTTGGAGTGACTTGGTTCACCAGCCGCCCCAAGAACTCGTAGAGGGGCCCAAACCCTGGGTAGCTAGAGACACCGACCCTTCGCCACTTGACCTCCGCAGCTCCGGCAAGAAGCGAGCAGCTCATAGCCCCATCTTCGCTGGCCGCCACCAGGCCGGGTCCTGGCCCGGCATACAACTCGAACGCCACCCCAGGGCCCGTTTCGCACATGAAGTGCTGGAGAATCGGGAAGTCGGCGCGCATCGAAGCCTGGACTTGAACCAGTATCTGAATCGGAAGACTGATCTTGCTTTCAGCCGGCCGAAGCATGAGTCGCACCTCATTGAGCGGGAGGGAGGTGAACTCCAACGACGTCATCGCTTGATTGTATTCTGAAGGACGAATTCTCCGTATCGTTGACCCCTCACGCCGCCTCCCTGGCCCCCCGATCGCAGGCCAGGCGAGTGCCTTATACTGGGCGCAGAGCAGTGAAGAAACTCATCGAAGTGAATGTAGGCGCTCGAACGTCACAAGGGCTATGCGCGTCGACGCGGATACGTTCTTGGATCATGAGTGCCAGTTCGAGCCGGCCAAGTTGTTTGGACAACCCCTACGCGAGGTCCGCGGCTCCAACCCAGGCGAGGTCATCATTGGAGACATAGGTCCACACGGGGAACCGCTGTTCGAGTGCACGATATGCGGGTGCCGCTCGAACAGCCCTGATATAGATTCGCACAAGAGCCCGAGCCCTAGCGTCTAGCCGTTGCGCCTGAGCGCGACGAGGGCCGCCGCAAGGCCCTGCTGCATGATCTGATCCTGGTGTTTCCTGAAGCCGCCCACGTCGGGCGAGCTGATCGGCATGTTCACGATGACCGACGGCGCAGTTGGACGAGCCCCTCCCAGTCCAGAGCTGCCGAACCCGCCGTTGCCGCCGGATCCGAACCCACCAGAACCGCCACCGAAGCCAGAGTCGCCGAAACCGCCGTTCCCACCGCCGCCCATGCCGATGATCGAACCTCCGGCGCCGGCCGCTCCGGCGCCAGCCTTGAACAGACTGCCCAGCAGGTTTGTGAGCTGCTGGCGGATCCAACTGCGGAGGAACTCGGCTGCCATCTCTGCGAGCGTCGTACGGAAACCGTCGAGCAGCCCGCGGAAGAGTGCGCTGCCGCCGTTCCGGATCTGCTGGAAGCTCTCAAGGATCGAGTTGGCCATCTGGTCCGCGGCGCGCGTCGCCAGGTCGCGGTACTGCTGGAGCTCCTCGATTCGCTTCTGCATATTGACGATCACGCCCGCTTGCTCTGGGCTCATGCCCTCTTGAAGCAGCTGAATCTTCAGCCGAGTGCTCTCCGACGTCGCGCCGAGCGTCTCGAGCTTCAGGGCGAGGTCTCGCAAGGTGTCTGAGTAGCGCCTGGTCTTCTCTTGATCGGCATCGGTGATGATCGAGGCCTCGGCGAACGCCGCACGGGCGGCCGCCTGGGCATCAAGCATCTTCCCTAGATCCACGAGCTCGTCCTTGCGCGACTGAGACGCTGCGGCAAGCTCCTTCTCGATCGTCAGACGGGCCTGGGCCTCGAACGTCATTTCCTTGGCGAGGCCTGCCTGTTCCCGAAGCCGCAGGATCTGGGCGTCAGCCTTCTCGTTTGCATCCTTCTCGATGCCAAGCTCTTTGATCCTGGACGCGACTTGTGCCGCCTTGAACGTGAAGAACGCGCTTCCTTTCTTCTGCTCAAGGCTGACGAGCATCTGCTCGACACCAGCCAGGACACCGCTCTCCCTGGCCTGGTCGCGCATCGCGTCGATCTGCTTCTGGCGATTCTCGAGCTGCTTGTCGAGCTCGGCCCTGACCGCCTGCTCATCGAGCGCCCCGGCTTGAGCCCTGGCGGCGCCGGCCGTAAGCTTGCCCATTCGCGCCTCGACCGACGAGGGGTCGTTCTTGCGTAGCCAGTCGAAGCGCTCGACGTTCGATCGATCTCCACCGCCCTCGAATAGGCGCTGGCGGATGCCGATGAACCAGCGGCCGATCTCCTCGGCCAGCTTCTGGGCCGCCTCCATCCGTTCCTTGAGCGTGTCGTCCACCGAGAACGGATTGAGCGATCGATTCCCCTCATCCGCACGGCTCCTCGAGACGCGGCCACCGCTTCCACCTTTGGCGATGTCGCCTGTCATGCCGCCCGCTTTGCGCAACGCCTCGGCGATCAGTTCCTCGATCGACTTGCCTGGAGCGGCCTTCGGAGCCCCCATCCGACCCTGAGCGAGGCCCAGGCGACCGTACTGATCGAGGAACTCGGCGAGGTTCATGCCGTTGTACTCGATCGGGTAGTTCGTGCCCTTGGCCCAAGACTGCAGCGACTTGACGCGGTCGTTCTCGTTCTTCCCGGGCTGAGACTTCAGCTGGTCTAGCCACATCTTGTAACCCGCGTCGCCGTAACCGGGGCTGTCGACCCGCTCGTTGAAGCGCCGGGTGGACTCGACCTTCATGTCGTATAGCGACTTCAGCATCAGGCCCGTGCCTGCAATCGAGCCGCCCACGACGATGCCTGCCACACCGCCGGCCGTCATCAGTGCGGCCCTGAGGCCGGAGACCGCGATCGTCGCCTCGCCTGCGGATGCTGCGGTCGCCGCGTTGGCGGCCGCCATCGCCGCCTGTGCCTCCACGTACGCCGTCCGGACGGCGATGATGGCGCGCGTGACGGCGAGCAGTCCCGTCAGCGCCTTGAGGGCTGGCCCAGCAGCCGCGGCGATCGCAGCCCACTTGAGAATCTGCTCCCTCTGCTCTGGCGAGAGCTTCTGCAGCATGGCCACCAGATCGCGCCCAGTCTTCAGGAGGTCTCGCTTGATCGGCAGGAGATCCTGGCCGATGCTGGCCGACAGATTCTTGATCTCTTCCTGGAGGATCCGGGACTGAGTGGAAACCAGGTCCGACGTCCGGGCCACGTGCCCCTGGGCGTCGCGGGTCTTCTCGAGGACCAGAATGTAACGGACGAGCATCTTCTGAGCCTCGGTGAGCTCTTTCGTCTTTCCCTTGAACCCGAGTTCTGCAGCCTTTGCTGCGACAGCCACATCGTTCAACCCATAACCGATGTTCTTGAGGGGCCCATATTCTCCGGTGAGCGCGCTGCGCAGCTTCTCGAGCGCCTCCTCCGGCTTGATGCTCTTGAATGCGGCCAAGTCTCCGCTGAGCTTGGTCAGAGTGATCGACATCTCGGCGAGCGCAGCCTGACTTAGCTTCGTTTCGCGTAGAATCCCGCCGAAAGTCGACGCTGCATCATATGCGCCCTGCTTCGACAGGGCAAACGCCTTGTCGGATGTCCGGCCGAAGTCTTCGATCCGCTTGGCTGCGTCGCCGAAGGTCACGCTGATTCTATTGGTGCTTTCCTCGAGATCGCTTGCCGCGTTGGTGGCAGCACGGGCCGCGGCGAGGAGTGGCAGCGTGACGCCGATCGTGAGGATCGTGCCTCCGCGTTCGACCCCCTTCCGGATCGAGTCGCCGATCTTGCGGCCGAGATCCTCGTACGCCTTCTCGGCCTTCGTGAGCTGCCGATCGGTGGAGTCGACGAAGCCTTGGGTGGCGCGTTTCGAATCCTCGAGCACCTGCTTGTACGGGCGGTTGTCCCCTGTGACGCGTACGCCGATCTCCGAGCTCATACGAGCCCAAAACGCAACCCCCAGCCCGCGACCGCGTTAGAATCAAGAAATGCTCGCCACTGCCGTCTTCTCCCTGATGCTCGCAACAGGACAGGTACAACCGCAGGTGTACGAAACTGGCAGTAGGTGGGAGCTACCACCAGGCCAGCTGATGTATGCGGCAGTGTCCGAAGACGAGGCCGTCACACTTAACCGCTGGGCTGCGGCCGATCCTGTGGTCCGCATCGATCGAGAACACAAGGACGGGGCGCGAATCATCGAAGGCGTAGAGCTCATCCACGGCCAGGCGAGGTCGTCGCTCATCCGTTGCGCATGGATAACCTTCAAGCTGCAGTCGACATCCGCTCAGGAGATCGATGTTATCGGGAGATCGGAGAATGATCCTGCTGCCGTCAGAGGGGCAATCGAGTCAGCGTGCCTAAGTGAAGGCAGACATCCCCTCTTCGGGTACAAGGGGCGATCTCTCTGGATTCCACACTTCTACAACGCCCGGCCTTACGCACTCATTGGTGAGGAGTGTTATGCATACGCCAGAACGGGAACCAAGACGATGAGCGCGGCCGGAGCCTTTGACCTCACGGAGTTGGAGATAGCGATGAAGGCGGAAGATTCGGGCGATGACCGAATGCTCGCCTTGCTCAAGCGCGGCGGAAGGCTTATTGGGTCAGCGGGCAATAGCAGGGGGCTCGTGGTGGAAGGAACGACGAGCGCGAGTCGCGTCTTGTTCACGGACGGCACCTTGAAGGGTAAGAAGCTCTGGTTTGCCAAGCTCATGTGCCAGACGCTTCCACCTAGCTCGCGTCGCTAGCATCCTCGACTTACTGCTCGCACTGCGCCGCAACGGCTGACGTTTCACGCGAAACGCCTTAGCCGAGGTCGGAGTCGATCTGCACCGTGATGAAGCCGTCGTTCGGGAAGGTGAGGATGTCTCCGCTCGGAAAAGTGACCTGGAACTCGGCCTTGTACACGCCGCGCTCGTCCGTGTCGCCAGGCTGCCACTGATACTCGACGGATCCGGCATCGGCGTCTACGATCGTGGCGGCAGAGTCGACGATCGGGGAAACGATCAGCCGGACTGCGGCGCCCGTCAGGTCCACCGGACCATCCTTGTCTGACAGGACTGCGCTGATCTTTGGGAGCGTGTCGCCGCGCTTGATCGTGAAACTGCTCATGGTGCATCTTCGATAAACGTCTGGCTGTCCGCTAGAACGGCGCCCGTGACGTTCGATGTCACGCTGACCCGGGTGCGCCCACTGGCGATGGTGGCGGCTGTTGCTCCGGACGCGATCGTTACGCTTGACACACCGCTTCCGCCGAGCGTTGCCTTCAAAGGCGGCCGGATGATCCGCTGGACATAGGAATACGCGCTCCCGGCGACACTGATTCCTCCAGAGCCGACGACCACCGTCGCGCGCTCGAGCAACGCAGATCCTCCAGCCGATGCGCCGCCCAGTGGCGTCCATGCCGTTTCGCGAGTGACGTCTGCACCGCCGGCCAGCGTTGTCCCTCCGGAGCCGCTCACTGTGAACTCGGTCAGCTTCTGGCTCGCCGCAGATCCGCCGGCGACGATGCCACCAGACGGGACGACGACAACCGTTCGTGAGATGTCCGCCTGGCCAGCGGTGAGAACTCCGCCGGATCCAAGGACGATGTGCACGCCGGAGAACGCGCCGGCACCGGACACGGTTGCGCCACCCGTTCCGACAGAGTCCCTCGTGGTCGCAACCAGTGCTGATCCGGCGAGCTGCGCGCCGCCGCCCGCCGTGTGGCACCCGGTCCGCGCAATGCCCGCCGATCCGCCTGCAGTTAGGCCACCGGATCCGATGCACGTGTACACCGAGATCCCGGCCTCGAATGTCGCTGTCGCAGTGCCGCCCGACGAAACGCCTCCGGCCGGCGTCCAAGCCCCTGTCCTGCTGACGGAGGCCGCTCCACCTGTGGAAATGTCCGCTCTGCCTCCCGAGGCGGCCGGCGTGCAGGCGAGAGTCCTCGAGATCCCAGCACCACCGCCTGATGACGCTCCGCCAGAGCCGGAGGCGGTGTACGTTGTCGACGCGGAGTAGGTGATCGTCACCGTCACCCAGTCGAATAGGAGGATGACCTGGCCGTTGATCGAGTTGCCGGTGCAGGGCTTCGCTCCGATCCGGAGCTTGATCGAGGTGTTCGACGCCTGCGAGAGGCCGGTCTGATTCGTTCCGGCCTTAGTGGCCCAGGACGTTGTGCTCGTGAACGATCCGCTTGTGCTGATCGTCGCTAGGAGCGACCCGCCAGAGTCCCGCAGCTCAGCCGGACCGTAAGTTGAGCTGGCTCCAGTGGAGTAGACCGAGCACTTCCAGTCGTAGTCGAGATTGACGGCTGTGACAGTCGATCCGGATGGAACTCCTAGATCCTCCCAGGTGCCCGACCACTCCCAGTAGGGGGTGCCGTCCGTGCGATTGCGGCCGTCACGCTGCGCTTGGAGGTTTCCGTTGCCCGCGTTGCTGTCGTTGCCCGAATCGTCGCCGGTCCCGATGATCGCCGACAGCAGGGCGCCACCACCTGCATTCCAAGCCCAAGAGCCCCCGTTCGCCGTGTATGGCAGGCCCTGCGAACTCTGGTTGAAGGAGAAGTTCTTGGTGGCGGTGGACATTCTCCTCCCCGAGGGTTAGTCCATCGTGATTTGGGGCGTGACCTTGATGACGTCGCCGTTGTTGGCGATGTTGAACGGCGCGTTGGAGAACCGCTCGGCCCACATCAGCTTGCCGGACGTCACCTGGGTCACGTAGTAGCCGTAGACGTCCTGGTTCTGGGAGCCCGCGGAGCTGGTGAACGACTGTTGAGCGTAGGCCGCCTGCGTGGGCGCCGTGCCCGAGGTCGACCAGCTCGAACCGGTCAAGGTGGCCGAACTATAGCCCGTGAAGTCCGCTTCGGTGTACGTCGCTTCGGTATCGGTCTCCGCCGGCGTCGTGTTGCTCTTGAACAGCCGCAACACCAGGTTCTGCGGTGCCGTGTGATTGACGAGCGCCTTGAGAGCTAGGTCTTCACCCTGATTGACGAGGACCAGGCTCACGGAGTCACCTCATAACCGAGCTCCGCGGCGACCTCAGCAGTGGGACGCCGCGCCTCGGGGATCTCGAGCCAACTGGCCTGGCGCAATTCAGCCGGGTCGACGACACTGACGCTTGCAGTGTGACCGTCCACATCGACCGCATGGAACTCGATGATCCCGCCGTTGGTGACGATGGCGATCCCGATCTGGTCGCCCTTCATGACCCACATCCCGCTGCGTAGCTGCACAGCCCCTATGAACGCCGAGCATGCCGATTGAAGCGCCTGCGTTGCTCCACTTGGCTCGTCAGATGCCAAAGACTGCAGTGTGGACACCGATAGGCAAACATCGCCCCGGCGTGTGCGAAGAACCTCGCTGAGTCCATCGAGCGGTACTGGATCTTGCCCGTCTGCGGGCATCGGGGCGAACTCACTTGACGAGGTAGCCGATCGCCTCGACCGCGAGCTGCGCGTCGGTCCGCGGCACATTGACCTCGGTCACCTCGAGGGTGATGGACACCGCGGGATCTCCTTCAACGGGCGTCCAGGTCGTTGTCATCCGCTCGCCCACCGCGAGCGCTGACGAAGCCGGCGTCTCGATGTGGAACCAGCTGACATCCTTCTGCCTCATCTCGTCCGTGATCAGATCCGATCCGAGGACGCGGATATTGCAAGTCGACACCTCTCGCAAGCCGAAGACGCCCACGTCGCCATACCCATCATCGCTCTTCGACGAGGAGAAGATCGAGCACGCTGCCTCCATCATCGACTCGCACATGGCGCGGGCCGCGCCCAATGTCCTTCCGCTGAGCTTCGTCTTGCGCATCAATCTGTCCTCATGTTGGTCATGGCAGGATTGGTCAGCTTGCCGACCGAGATCCCACTGCGATTCCGTGTCGGCGATTCCACGGTCTTCACTTCCCTAAGGATGGCCTTCCAACCGTCGAGCCTCGATCGCCACTCGAGGCGCTTGCCGTTGCCCTCCTCGTACTTGTCAGGCTCGGCTGAGAACCGGCTGATCAGAGAAATCGCCAGGTGCCGGCAGGCCTCGTTGTAGGAGTACTTGCCGAGCATCGCGTCGATCGTCTCATCCTGGAGCATCGCGTCTGCGACTTCCCCAGATACAGCGCCATCGGGCACGTCCCCGAGAAGGAGACGTACCCGGTCCTTGGCATCGACGAGGCTAGCGTCGAAGGTTGCGGACACCTTACGCCGCCGCCTTCTTCGCGATTGCGTCGAGCAACTGGCCCTTGGTTAGGTTGCCCGGCTCGATTCCGAGCTTGACGGCGGCCTCGCGCAAACCGTCGAGGGTTAGCTTCGTCACGTCGACCGACTTGCCGTCGATCAACACTTCCATCGTGGAGCCCTGAGGCTTCACGGCCTTCGGCTTGCTCTCCGCAGGCTTGCGTGATCGAGCCCTCGGCTTGGCCTTGGGGCCTTCGCCGGTTGCTGCCGGCGTGTTGGCGCCATCAGGCGTCTCAGGCTGCTGCGTTGGCACCTCCAGCGAAGGCGCCTTCAGCTCGAGGCCGTAGACGTTGGTCGCGATCCAGTCGAGCTCCGCCACCGAGGCGGCGGAGCGACCTTCATGCACGATCCCGCGGCGTCCAAAGCGAAGCTGGCTCTTATACTCTTCATATTGAGTTCGTGTCATAGCCTTCGCTCCTTAGTTGGACGTGGTGAACTTGACCAGGCACTTCGGCCGGGTGCAGAAGCTCAGCGGGTTGGACTGGGTGTGGACGTCCATGCCCCGGTTGTAGTCCTTCATCTTCGTGCGAACGTAGATGGGGAGCCCCGGGGTGTTGACCGTCTCCATGAAGTCGGCGGGCGCGTAGACCGTCTTGTACAGCTCGGGCACGCCGATCGGGAAGGCATGGGCCTCAGACGCGGCGACGAAGTCGACACCTCCGACCGATCCTCGATACTGCTCGAAGATCATGCCGCCGAACTCGAAGCCCTTGTAGCGAAGGTCTTCCCGAAGCGGGTTGCTCTTCTGCTGCTGAGCCTCGAAGTACTTGTAGGCGTCGCGCACCAGGTCGTGGCTGATGAACTTCTTCCACCAGGTCTTGCCGCACACCACGCGAACCGCCTCGTAGCCGTTCATGCCGAGCGCGTCCTCGATGTAGCCGAGGCCGTCAGCACACTTGCCGAGGATGTTCGTCGTGGTCGTGCCCAGCACGAAGTCGACGCTGTCCTGTGAGACCCCAAACTCCGTGAAGAGGTTGTAGATCACGGTCGAGCCATCGGCGTCGTAGATGACACCCTTGATCGCGCCGATGCGGCCGTACTCGACGGTCGCGTCGTGCTTGGCCTTCATCATGCGCAAGCGGCCGTCGAACACCGACTGCACCGACTGCAGCTCCGATCCGCCGAACGCGCGAACCCCCTGGACCTCGTCGGCCATGATGGTGTCGTCGAGCGGCAGGTGGGGAACCGTCAGATTCCGAACCTTGCGCTTGGCGTGCAGGTTCTGGTTCGACGGCGCCGACCGCGGGGTGTTCGGGATGAGTGCCAGTGAACCAGCCTCTTCCTCGATGACCGCCTGGGTGGTGGTGATCCCCATCTCTTCGAAGATTCCCAGACGCCCAATGCGGCCGGGGACGAACGGCATGCTGTTGACACGCGCCGTGAGCGACACCATGGAAAAGGCGTCGCTGTTGAAGACGTCGAGCAGATCCATCAGATGGCCTCCCTGCAGATGATTCCGAGCGCCGCGAGCTGCGTCTTGATCACCGCAATCTCGCCCGCATCGGCATCGGAGTAGAGCAGCTCATCGGCGTTGACCTCACAGTCGCGCACCAGAGCCGCGCAAACAACATCCCCACCGCTGGCATCGACGCTCCGCAGGAGAATCGCAGCGGCCACTTCCGAGCCGTTGGTGCCGTCCGGGTCGACGTAGGTGTACTTGCCGGAGCCGGCAGCCACCGTGATGATGAAGCCATCGCCGGCGACGAAGTCCGTGGATCCGTCGGCGAGCGTGAAAGCCAGGCCCCCTGCCGAGAATGCGGCGCCGACCACGCCCACGCCGATGACGATGCCATCGGGATCCTCGACCTGGAACGTTCCGACATTCGTGCCTGGCTCGAGGATGGTGAGGCGGTAAGCGCCAACCTTGGCCCCAGCCGAGACGGTGACCGCTCCCATCGTTCCGTTACCGGTGTTGTCCCTTCCGGAGTTGGCCACCGAATACGCGGCCGATGTCGCGGCGCCCTTCGTGATCTTCCCCAGGACCGAGCCTGCGGCGAGATCCTGACCGCTGATGAGCGTGATCGTCGCTCGAGACCGCTCTCCGGCCGCCTCGCTAACGATGAACTCCTCCGGCCACTGACCCTCGGTCAGGGCGCCGAAGACGAGGGCGATCGCCCCAATCCAGGGCGGAGCCCCGAGCGCAGCGGCGAGGCATGCGATGCCAAGGACCGCTACGAACAGCATTGCGAATCTCATCAACTTCATCACACGCCTCCCGCGGCCTTCTGGCGCGCGTCGTAGATCGCCTGCGGGTTGATCGCAGGCTTGTCGGATTCGGGCTTGTCGGCGAAGACCACGCCGGCGCCCTTGAGCTGCTCCTGAGTCAGGCTGTGCTGAGGAGCAGTGGTCCACGCATCGCGGACAGCCTTGACTCGATCGCCTGCGGCGAAGACACCGTCGTCACTAAACGATGCGCCACCGCTCTTGATGTCGTCGGCTGCGGCCTGCGAGAACATGGCCTGGACAGTCGGCGCCTGGGCCGGGAGGATTCGGCGGTCACGGACCAGCTCATCCGTGAACTTCACGGCCTCGGCCTTGATCTGCGACTCGCGAGCCTTCGCCAGCTCGGCGCGAAGACGGTCCTTCTCAGGATCCGCCTGGGTGAACGTGTTGTCCGGTGCACCGCCCGTGTCGATCTCTTGCTCAAGGTCGACGTTGCCGCCACCGGAGAACAGCTTGGAAATGAACTCTCCGAGCTTCATAGGTTTCTTCTCCTTGGGTGGATGGGCGGTGTACTCAGTGCCGCACTGGGCCCCGAGGCTAACCGCCAGGTCATGGACCTTCTGCAGGTCCGCTTGATCGCGAGAGCTGTTACGCTTCCCGGCGAACTCGGTAAACGCAGCGGCCACCTGGGCCGACTTGATGCGTGGGTTGAGGGTCAGGGCGTTGCCTACGATGCGCTTCTCGCTGTCAAATGCGAGGGACACGCCGATCGGCTCGGAGCCGGTCAGTTCGTGAAGCCACTTCGGAATTGCCAACTCGCCGTAGAGCCACGCACCGCCATCCATGGCTCGCACCACCGGCAACTCGCCAAGCTTGTCGCTCAGGATCGTCCGGCTGTGCTCAAGATCGTTGGGAACGGGCAAGAACGCATCAGCGATCGAGACGAGCTCCGCCGGCGTAAACGACACGCCCTTGTCAGGGTAGTCGCCCGCCTCGAAGATGCGGCCCCTGTAGGTCACGTACTCGTCGTTGGCGCTGAACTCAGCGAGGCTGAATGCCTTGACCGTCTGGTATTCGCGCTTCGTGGTGACGGTCTCTGCCTTGCCGAGCGTCACTTCGTAGCCGCTTTCGCCTTCGGTCAGACCGAACGTGCGGCGATAGTAGACACCGTTTCCGGGTTCGGTCTGGCTTGAACCACCGGCGACAGGCACCTCGACGGTGTAGATGACGGAACCAGGATACACGTCCCGACACCAGGCGTACGAGGCGCCAGGGTGGGCTTTGACGAGGGCCGCACGCACGAGGCTCTCGATCTCGCTGAAACTGAGTTCCGCCACGTGCGCTTAGAACGCACGGACCGCAGGCGACCGGTCACGGGCGGCCTAAGCCGGCTTGGACGCTTCGCGGATTGCGGCCTTCATGGCCTCGGTCGCGACTCGTCGCCTTTCGAGCTCGGAAGCGAGGTCCTTTCCTGACAGCGGCTGGCCGTTTGCATCAAGCACGACGCGGTCACCCATCTTCGAGGGTGCTCGTTTCTTGCTCTTGAGACCGAATAGCTTCATCGCAATAACCCGATCGTCCTAAGGATACCTTCGACCGCTTCGCTGATAGGCCCAAACGACTCTTCAGACCATTGAGACGCATAGCCTAAGGCATGACGCTCTCGAAAGCTGTTCAACTCTCGCAACATCGTCTTCGACTTCACCCTCGCAGCCACGAACTGAGCATAAGCCCTTGCCCACACTTCGTTTGGATCCAGGAAGTAATCGATCGCGCCAAGCGAGTGGGCGGTGCTTACTCCGTCGATCTCGACGATGCCGCGATTTCGGGAGGCTGCTTCGATTGCTTGGAGTTCACGAGACGCGGCGGCTGCCTCGCGGAATTTCACGACAGCGCTTCGAACGTGGGCGGGGAGTCCATCAGGCAGACCGCTCATGCCCTCGAGGAAGAAGCCGCCTGCAAAGTGGTCGATGAAGTGCCCGAACTCGTGGGCGAATGCCACGGTCCCGATCTTGGTGCGAGGCCCTAGAGCGATGTGATCTGGTACGCCATTAGGATAGAAGCTGAACTCACCCTCAGAGCCTGAATAGGTGAGTTTGATCGGCAAGCTGGTGCCTTCGAGGTTGCCGGCTCCATGCAAGCCGTCGATTGCGGCCATCGCCTCCTTCACCCGGCCCTGGAGGCGGGAAGACATCGGCGAGATTCGTCCCATCGACTTAGTAGCCGCACCGAGGAACACCTCAGGGGTCTCTCGTGGTGCCGCTTTGGGCAAGGATCCGCGACTCAGGAGCTCCGACAGCGATGATTCGCGGCGCCCTTTCCCCCAGCGGGGGTGCTGAGTTTCTGAGACGAGGTCGGAGAGTTCAAGCTGTCCTGACCGGTAGAGCTCCTGCTTGCGTCGTCCCAGGATCTTCATCTGAACGTCGTCCGGCTGCTGAGCAAACCACTGCTCACCCGTCAACCTCGGATCCCGGCTGTAGGGCGTTACTGGGACCATCGCGCAACGGCAGTTATGTACAATGACTCCGGCTGCAAAGTACCACCCGCACCCAGTTTCCAGGTTGTAAACGTGAATCCCACTAACTTTTCGCCGGCTGACCTCCAGGACCTTGCGAACGCCTATCTTTCCGGTGAAGCGCTTGAGGAACTGAGCAGGCGCAAGCACGTTAGCCCCAAGCGCCTTAGCCGTCTGCTCGAAAGTCAGGGAGTAGTGCTCCGCACTGCCGTTGAGCGATACGAGCTCATTTCTCGCAAAGTCAGAGAGTGTGGGGCGCGACGCGTTGATGTTGCCTCGGATGTGTGCTCGCGATACACGAGCGGCGAATCTGAGAAGGCGATTGCCGACTCCCTTGGAGTGAGCAGAAGTGCCGTGCGTGTGAGACTTAGAGAAGGCAATGTGCCTGTAAGATCGAACACCGAGGCCAACCGTCTCATGATGGCCAAGCGCAGCCCCCTCGAGAATGCCAGAAATGCTGCCGCCGCACACAGAGCAGTCGTCGGGTCCATTCACACCGAGGAACATAGGCGAAGAGTCGCGGCCACCAGGGAGGCCAAGCAACGTGGGGTCTCCCGCTACGAACTCCTGTTGAAGGAATGGCTCCAACAGAGAGGATATAGCCCCGTCGCTCAAAAGGCCGTCGGGCGTTACAATGTCGACCTGGCCATCGGAGCCGTCGCCGTGGAAGTCTTCGGCGGCAACTGGCATTCGACGGGTAGTCATCAAAGGAGAACTACTAAGCGCGCCAAACACCTCCTCGATGCTGGCTACTGCATGGTCGTCATTTGGATTGATAGCCGCCATCGTCCGCTTGGGACCGGAGCTGTGGATTACCTCGTCTCCCTTCTTGAGGAGGCCAGCCGGAAGCCATCCCTTGCGGGTCAATATCGGGTGATTTGGGGTGATGGTGAGGATGTCACCGCCTTCTATTCGAATATCGAGGATCTCTCCCGAGTACCTCCGAGATGTGGCGCGCAACACTGAGTCCGCACAAACTGGTGTGGGGCCAACGACGCACGCCGGATGCGTCGCCATGACCTCGTCCACCGAGTGGATCGTGGAGTCCATCGCCAGGCACATCGGGCAGGTCCTCGGGCTGTGTGCGGCCATCCAGCGCCAGCCGGTCACAACATCGGAGTTTGCCTTGTAAGATCGCTGGGTGGCAGTGCGGTAGCTGCGCAGCGTCTCGGTCCGTGCGATGAGCAGCGCGCGATCTTCACTGAGATTGCGAAGGCCTCTGGCCAGCTGCTTGGCTGTGGCACGCGGATTCGCGCCGGTGGCCGAGGCCTGCGCGAAGACCGTCCTGGCATGCGACGCGGCTCGGGGTCCTATCGCCTTGAAGAGCTCCTGGAGCGGAGATCCCGGTTCGAGAAACCCCATTAGATCGGTGATCTGCTCTCGTGAGAGCAGACGCCATCCGGAGGTAACGCCCGCTGACCGCGCGAGTTGCGCTGCGTGCTCGAGGCCCTGCACGGCGGCCGCAGTCTGCCTGGCTGATGTCTGGCGCGCTGCGATTTCGCTGAAGCCGTCGATCTGCCGGCGGATTGTGGCGAGGGCTTCCTCCAGGCGGCCTTCCTGAATCTGCCACGATGCACGTGGGTCGAGACCAGCTCGTCGTGCGGCGTCGATCGCGGCCGTGATGCGCTTCAGCTCTGCGAGAATGGCGCGCTCCGCGTCGACGTAGGCCGAGCGGATCCGCCTGGCGGCCTTCGCCTCTTCTCGAAGCAGAGCTCGTCGAAACCGCTCGGCGACTTCGTAGACGGTGAGCGGACGCGTCTTGAGGAACTGCCACGCCACGCGGCTAGTCCCCCACGTTGTCCTCTTCAGCTCCTGGCCGGCGCAGCTTTGCGAGTTCCGCGACGTTCATTCGCTCGACGTCCGCCTTCTCTGCGCGCCTGGCCAGCCACGCACCGACGTCGCGCTTGGGGAGCTTCATCGCCACATCAAGCTCGGGGACCTGTGACTCGTCGATGAACCCGGCCGCAAACAGCTTGCCGATACTCTCTCGAAGGGCGGCCAGGTCCTCCTGCGCCTCGCTCGAAAGCAGGCACTTGGGGCGCAGCGGCATCCAGTCCTCGCCGAAGTTGAGCTTGACCAGCCAGTCGACCACGTCTCGCTGGAAGAGCGCTTCGACGATCGTGCGGATCCAGCGCACGAACACACCGAGCACGTCCTGGGCAACCTCGGCATCGGCCTTCGAGCCGTGCTGGCTTTCCATGGTGGCGCGGGTGACACGCAGGATCGACAGAACGATCTCGCGCTTGAACAGCTCGAGTGCCTCGCGGAACGCGGCGCCGTCGCCCTTCGATTCAATCAGCGTCACGGTCGAGCCACCGCGGAGCGCGGTGACCGTGCCGCCTTGAAAGGCAAGGAGCGCATCGACCATCGCCTCCTCAGGCGTCTTGGTTTTCGGGCTGCCGTCGGAGCCCAGCTCGACCCCGCCTTCGTCGTCGAGCACCGGGTCGTTCGTTGCGTCTTCGGGCGTCGTTCCGATGATCGCAGGGTTCGCAAACTGAATGAGGTACTGCAGGTATGCGGGCCAAGTCTGCTGGCGCAGGTACCAGGCGTTGTAGGCCGGTCTCAGAATGGAGAGGCCCCGTGGATCTCCGCCGACCGTCCAGAAGCGGAGGACGAAGAACCGCGATCGATCGACGACATGGACACCGTCGATCGTCGGCAGGCCAGATGTGGATCCATCGGGCGCCACGTCTCGGAGCCCGATCCCAAGCACGTTCATGTACGGGTCGACGATGTATGCCGTCTTGGACGGGTGCTTCGGCTTGAGGTCCGAGAGCATGTAGTACACGCGCCCGTTCCACCGCTTAGTTTCCAGGACCTTCTCAGCGATGTACGAACCGCGCCAGATCGCGTCAAGCATCTCGTGCAGCACCATCGCGATCGGGGTCGCGCACTGCTCGAGGTTGTCGGCGACGAACTGCCTTAGGAGCTCTGACCGCTCGAAGTCAGGATCCTCAGCATCGTTGATTGCGCCAACAACCCGGATCGACTCGGCGAGCGTCAGCGACTTCAGGGTCTCGACCGAGCCGTAGACGGCCGGGTCTCGCATCATCTTCTCGTAGGTCGTGGTGCCGAAGTCGCGCTCGACGTCGTCGATGGCTAGACCAAGTGCCGCGGTGCGAAGTGCCTGGACGCCGGTCGACGGACTGCCACCGGCTACGTACTCGCGCCCAGGATCGATCGGTGCAGGTCGCTGTCTGACCCCATCTTCGGGCGCTGCGGTCGGCATAATAACATCCTAAAACGCGTGACGCGATTAGGGGGCAATGAGAGGGGGCAGCATGTCACAAGAGACTTCAAAACATCTCCGTCCTAAGGAGAGCGTCGGGGGTTCGAGTCCCTCCGAGGGCGCCAATCTCCGCGTCGTGCTCTCCGGGTCGCGGCTGTTCCCAGTGGCTTCGCCGATCGAGTCGTTCGAAGGGTAA